CCCCGTGATTGAGAATAATATCTCTCTGGTGTCAAATATTATCATTCCTATTTAGGACATATACAATACCCTTTTCTTTTTAATTCCTATAAAATATGAGAATTTTAAATTAAGCATGGGTGTATATTCAGTAACGCTATTATTTATTAATTCTTCCTGACTTAATATTCTTGATGCCATTTTTGAAATTAAAAGTTCAGTTAAATTAACTTGATTACTTATTATATTTGTCCATTTTACAATAGAAACATCATCTAAAGATGATAATATTCCAGACGGATCATATTTAATAAAATATGGATTAATTTGATATGATAAAATAGGATCTGTTCCATTTAAATTATTAAAAATTGCTAAATAAAAAGTAATATAAAATTCATAATCTAATTTAATATTCAATAAAATAGTTTTTTGATATATTAAATGCCAAATAAAAATAATAATTCCATCTACTCTAATTAATTTTAATGCATATATATTATCTAAATTATTACTGTAGTCATAATAATAATTATTTAAATAAAATTATAATCTTTTGAAGTAAACCCTAATTTTTGAGCCATTAAAACATTTACAATATTAATATCAGGGTTTGATGTTCTAATTATTTCTGATGTTGCTAAACTTGTAAAAATATTAATACATTTAGAGAAACATTTAATATTTTTTTTAAATAATATTAATGTATTTACAGCGGTTCGGAATTCAAATGCCGAACTTGTAAATCAATAACACAGGTTTATCCTATTATAGGTCCTGTTATGAATTTTATAGTCATAAATAATAAATACATTATATATTTCCTCTTTTGAGTAAGTATTTATTGAGACTGAGATAAGTAAAAATTCTACACCTTTTTACATTTCAAATGCCCAATATATAAATCTATTTTATAAATGATTATATTCTTTACATTTCTCTATAATTGTTTCTATCAAAGTTTGTTCGTCTGAAAAATCAGATAAATTTATTGCAAAACTATGATTATCTGTATCTACAGAGTAGATTTCTTCATCTTGTGATGAACTGTCTATTGTGAAGTAAATTTTGCCAATAAACAATACATAGTTTTTATCTTTACTATTCTTTTCGATGCATTCTGTTATTTTCACAAACGATTTACCATCCATTTGAAGTTGTTTTTTTGAAAACATTGGTTTACTTTTCGTAACCACGTTAGCAATATCCTTCCATTGCAAGAAATTGTATTTCTTAGCAAATTCTGCAATAATAATCTCTAGACGATTAATATTAATCATACTTTAACTATATTTATATAATAATATATCTTTAAATTGATTTTTTATTAAAAAAAGGCATTTGAAATCCTATTTGCAGTAAAAGTCCTGAAATATAATATGTTCCTCCAGAAACAATAGTAAATACAGTTCCTTCTTGTAAAAGTTTTACGATAGATGCTGATGATGGATAATCTAAATATAATATTCCTTTATTTATACTATAAGGTGATTTTAGAGGAATTTCTGCAAATGTTTTTCCTCTTAAAAATTTAATTTCTGCTGAATCTAAATAGTCACCGAAAATATCTACTCCAGTTGCAGCAACATCTGCTGAACATAATGTACAATTGCTAGTATTATAAACACTTTCACACCATGATATAAATCCTTGTGAACAGCTGCTAGATGATGATCCTCCTCCCATTTTTTTAATAATATATAATAATATTATTTATAATTTCTATATAAATAAATAATCTTTATAAAATAATATGGCTAGTATAAATCATAACTTAGATATTATATATTTTCATATACCTAAAACTGGTGGAACTTATATACAAACTTTATTAGAAGAATATTATAATTTTACTAGTTATAACTTTTTAGTTAGATCTGATTTTCATATTTTTAATGAATTTAATAAAGATAAAATTAATAATTCTTATGATTTTCTTAAAGTAACGCCTTTTTCAAATAGATATTATGGAGTAAATAATTATTATTCAGGATCAACAGAATTAATTGAAATGACAACTTTAGACGAATTAAGATGGAATAATGCATTTAAATTTACTTTTGTAAGAGATCCATATACAAGATTTATATCTGCTTTTAATTTTATTCTTAGTATTCCTACTATTTCTAAAAATTTAGTTGACAATGATAATTATGAAAAATTTGAAAATATTGATTATTTTATTAATAATAAGGATGAGTTATCTGATATAGCATATAATCATATATTTTTATCGCAATATGATCAAATAATAGATAAGAACGGAATTAATAACATGTCATTAATAGGAAAACAAGAAAATTTAGAAGAAGATTTAAGTAATATTCTTCTAAAAGTTGGTTTTGAAAAAGTTATTCATGAAAAAAAAACTACAATAAATAAAAATAAAATTAATTTTAATTATTATAAAACATATTATACAGAATATGCTTTTAATTTTGTTAATAAACATTTTGAAAAAGATTTTATAGAATTTAATTATACAAAATATGATAATTTTAAAGATTTTATTTCAATATAAACTTATTCTCTAAATAATTTTTTGCCATTAATAATATTTTTTTCTTTTCTGATTCAGATTTTTTATTCCAAAATGCAACTTGTCTAGCTGTAGCATAATTTGACGATAAATAATCTTTATGATGATTTATAAAATTATAATACAAAGTATTTAATAAGTCACACCATTTATCTTTTTTATAATCACTCATTTTTAAAATGTAATTTGATGAACAAAAATAAGGTCTCGTCATCATCATTCCTCCATCTGAAAATTGACTCATACTATATACATTTGGTATCATTACCCATTCATAGGCATCAATTGTCCATTCCATAAATATTTCATAAATATCTTTTGGATTAATCATGCATAAAAGCATATAATTACCTAGATACATTAATCTCTCTATATGATGAGCATAGCCAAAATCTATTATTTTATTTATAATATTATCTATTGGTAATATATCTGTTTTTCCTTCCCACATTATTTTTTTATTAATTTTATTTATGTGATTAAAAAAATTATCCTTCTGTATATTAGATCCTTCTAAAATATATATGGCATAAACATAATTTCTCCAACCAATTATCTGTCTAATAAAACCTTCTAATGATGATATAGGTATTTTAAACTGATATTTAAAAACAAAATCTAATACTTCTTTATCTATAAGTAATCCAATATTCATCATTGGTGTTAAAACTGAATGAAATAAGAATGGATCTCTCGTTGTTTCAGCATCTTCATATATTCCAAAATTAATAAATTTTTTTTTTATAAAATATAATAACCATTCTTTTGATTGTTTATGATCAATTGGATATATAAAATTATCTAAACTTCCATAATTATTATTAAAATATTTAATTACATATTCTTTTGCTTCCTTTATTATAAAGGAATGATTACTATCTACTTTTAATATAGATGGAATAGGAACATTTTTTGGTATTTTTTTACGATTTTCTGTATCAAATGACCATTTACCACCTATTGGATTGCCATCTTTATCTATTAATATATTTAATCTTTCTCTCTGCCATTTATAAAATTTTTGATGATTATATTTTAAATTTTTATAAAAAATATTTTTATTAGATGTCAGTAATTCTTTATTTACCAAAAAATTTTGTGTTGGTATCATATTTAGATTTGGAATTAAATCTAATAATTTTTTTATTAATATATTATCAGAAGGATCATATATTGATATTAATTTATGATCTTCCTTATATAGATTTTTATAAAATTCATTTAAATTCTCATGAAATTCTATATATGTTGCTTTAATATTATTTTCTTTTAAATATTCATAATATGATTTCATAGTAGCTCGATGATAAGCTATTTTTAATTTATGAAATTTAAAATCAGTAAAAAATCTAGGTTCTTCTATCAAATAAACTTTATTTTTCTTTAAAATATCAATATTAGAAAATAAATGAATAGGAAATAATAAAAATATATTCATATATATTATTTTATAAAAAATTTATTATATATATATATTTATATAAATTCATATATAAATACAAATATATATATAAATATATGAATGATATTATCATAAAATATTTAGAAGATACTTCTAAATATAAATTATACAATACTTCTAATATATTATTATATTTAGATTTTAGTTTTAATTCTATAATTATTGATGATAGTAGTAAAAATGATATAAGAACAATAAACTTATTGATAAATGAAGATATTATGAAAATAAAAAGTACCATTATAATTGATAAGAATGATTATAAAAAAAAAGAGTATATAGAGATACATTATAAAAATATAGTATATGACTTTATAGTAAATTACTAATAGTAAAGATTCACTATAATGATATACATATTCTTTAATGTAATTAAAAATATTTGAAAAAGTATAAAAAAAATTATTAATTTAATAATTTTTTTAATTATCATTGTAAAATCAATTAATACTTTTATTAAAAATAATAAAATTGTTTTACAAAAATATATAATAAAATCATAAAATATTGTTTTATTATCAACTATTTCTAATGTATATACTTTTTTTGGTATAGCTAAGTTATATTTATCATATCCATATACAGAATTAACATTTATTGCTTCCTGATATACTTTATATGCAATCATGTTTTATTTATTATATATGATTGCTTATTAAGTTATATTTATTAAAATAAATCATTTTTTTATAAAAAAAAATGATTTATTTTTTATTAAGGAATTAATCTAATATTCGAATAGATAATATTAAATAATATTAATAATTAATATTTATACATCTTAAAACAATGTCAGCAATTACTGAAATTTATGAAGTAAATAATGATATTACTCATTATAGATATGGTATTCCTTGTATCACCGATTATGATAATTATGATATTCTTGGTAATAAAATTCATCGTGGTCATACAAATGAAAATCATTTTATTGAACATTCTTTTAATATGAATGATCATTATGAATTTAATTCATATTTTTTTTGTAATGGCTCATGTGATCAATGTGAAAATAATTGCAGAATAAATAAGAATTTAACAAATTCTCCATATGAATATAAAATTGATATTGACAAAGATATTAATAATAAATTTAAATATACTCTCTTTAAAAAAATTGGTAAATGGCCATCTGATAGATTAGAATATCAATCAGATTGCGACCATTCAGATAATGAAGATGAAAATCTTTGTTATAGAAGAGGTCAAAAACCAATTACTTATTCTGAAGAAAATAAAAATCTTGATAAATTTATGGGATTTTGTGAAAGTAACAAGTCTCATATTTCTGAAGATTTTTTTAATTTTGTTAAACAAAATTATACTATTCAATATAAATAAAAATTTAAAAATTTAAAAATTTAACTATATAATCCATTCTTATAAATTTCAACTATATCCTTCCTTGCTTTTTCATAATCAACTATAGGTTCAATATAAATATCTTTATATTTTTTATAATTTTTATTCCAATTTAATATATCTTTATTTGGAATATTTTTTAATTCAGGTATCCATTTTTTTATATATTCACAATCAGGATCATAATCTATAGCTTGTTTCCAAGGCGACATTATTCTAAAATATGGTTGAGAATCAGCACCACTCCCACTAGACCATTGCCAATTTCCATTATTAACAGTTGGATCATAATCAACTAAATTTTGTGCAAAATATTTTTCACCTAATCTCCAATCACATTTTAAAATTTTAATTAATATTCCACTTGTTATTAATCTAGCTCTATTATGCATAAATCCCGTTTCATTCATTTCTCTTATACCAGCATCTACTGCAGGAAATCCTGTCTTACCTTCTTTCCAACTTTTAAATATTTTTATATTATTTTCCCATTTTATTTTATCATACTGTTCCTTTAAACTTTTACCTTCTAATATTCTGGGATTATAATAGACTAAATAAAAATAAAATTCTCTCCAATATAATTGATCAATTAATCCACTATTTATATCTAATTTTTCTAAAATTGAATGATAAACTTCTCTTATTGAAACTAATCCATATTTTATATAAGCTGATAAATGTGTGGTAGGGGTATTTAAATTATTTCTTTCATTATTATAATTTTTAAATTTATTAATATTATCTAATATTTTTAATGCATTTTTTCGCCCTCCATGAACAGCTATATTATCATTTATTTTATATTTTAAATCTGATAAATTAAATATATATTTTATTTTATCAAATTTTGATTTATCTTTAAAATGATAATTTTTAGGCTTATCAACTTTTAATTTTTTTGCATTATTTTTAAAAGGAGTATATTTTAAATATTCTTTTCCATCTATTTTTAAATAAGTACCTATAGGTGATAATAAATAATTTTCTATATCTTTACAATCAATTTTATTTTCACTACAAAAATCTTTAATTGATTTATCTCTTTTTAATGCATAATTTGTATAATCTTTATTGTAATAGATTGAATTAAAATTATATTCTTTATATATTTTTTTTAATATTGCTATATTATCCCCATAATAAAAATGAATTTGGGAATTATATTTTATCTTAAATTCATTATCTAATTCTTTGAGAGACTCAATCATAAATTGAAAAGAATTATGTGAAAAATAATCATTATTTTCTATTTGTTCAGGAGTAAATATAAATATTGGCAAGATTTTAGATGAATTATTATAACATTCAATGAAACCTAAATTATCTTCTAATGAAAAGTCACGTCTAAATATAAATATTGATTTCATATATATATATATAAATTATAATGTATTTATTTTTTAATTTATTATTTTGTTTTTGAAATTACAGTTTATAAAAAAAAATTGATTTATTTTAATTTTGAAATTAAAACAACTAGTAATATTCTTATAATATTATTTACTTATAAAATGTATAAACTAAGAGAATGGATTGATATAAATAAGCTTAATTGGGAATATTTATCCTATAATCTAAATGCTATTCAATTTTTAGAAAAAAATCAAGATAAAATTGATTGGAATTTTTTATCAGAAAATCCAGATGCAATACATCTGTTAGAACAGAATCAAGATAAAATTAATTGGTTATGGTTATCTAAATATCCAAGTGCAATTTATTTATTAGAAAAAAATCAAGATAAAATTTATTGGGAAGCTCTATCATCTAATCCAGCTGCTATTTATTTATTAGAACAAAATCCATATAGAATTGATTGGGAATGGTTATCAAGAAATCCAAATGGTATACCTTTATTAGAGAAAAATCCAGTTATGATTAATTGGTCTTTATTATCAGGATCAATTTATTTGAAATATTTATCTAAAAATGCTATTTCTTTTTTAGAAAAAAATCTTAATAAAATTAATTGGGATTTTTTATCTGCAACTACAGATGCTGTTTTTCTATTAGAAAAAAATCAAGATAAAATTAATTGGAATTTTTTATCAGAAAATCCAGCTGCAATACATTTGTTAGAACAAAATCAAGATAAAATTGATTGGAATCTTTTATCTTTTAATTCATCTGCAATTCATTTATTGCAACAGAATCAAGATAAAATTAATTGGGATTATTTATCAGAAAATCCAAATGCAATACATCTGTTAGAACAGAATCAAGATAAAATTAATTGGGATATTTTATCAGAAAATCCAGCTGCAATACATTTGTTAGAACAGAATCAAGATAAAATTAATTGGGATGTATTAACACTTAATCCATCCATTTTTGAATTAGATTATGAGTATTTAAAAAAACGATGTTCTATTTACAAAGAAGAATTGATTCAGAAAGCATTACATCCATTCCGAATTCAAAAATATTTAGAACAAGGAATAGATTTTGAAGAATTAGATAATTATATTTAAGTTGACTTAAATATAATTTATTTAAATAATAAAATGCAATATATTTTTTCTCTATTAAGTCTACTATTTTTACCAATTTTATCTTTACACTTTTTTACTGTAAATATTTTATAACAGATTATAATACTGATAAATTTGGTAAATACTCATTATTTCTAAAGGAAGAAAATAATATTGATTATCACTTTTGTTCTGTTGCAAGACAAATAGAAAGTATATGTGGTAAAGAAGGAAAATTATATAAAAAAATATATTAGAAATAGCATTAAAAAAGTATAAATTAATAGAATTTATCAAAATCTATTGGTATTTAATATTTATTGATATAATTTACCACCAATCTGTTTTATAACCAATATATTTTTCTAGTTTTTTAACATCATCTTTGTATATTTTTTGCAACTCTTTGTATAATTTACTGTTTTTTTTAATCATATCATTTTTTTTAGAAACAAAATCTTCTTCAAATTCAGTATGAAATTCACTAACTCCTAAAAATTTAAATATATCTTGATATTCCTTATCCATATTGTATCTAACTTTTTCAGATATTACAATAAATATATTATCTTTTGGAAAATATTTTAATATTTCCATTAATTGTTCATAATAAAATCCTCTCTGTATAAAATGATGCCAAAATGCAACATTATATGATCTATTTTCACCCATTCTATACATTAACTCATCATTTATGCTAAATTCAAAGGAAGTTGTATTTCTAAATAAATCGCGTGTCATTTTCCAATGACTATATGCTCTTTCAATAGGATTTCTTAGAAATAATATTATTTTAACTTGAGGATTAGAAATTTGTAATAATTCTAAACAAGAATACATATACATTACATCTGGTGCTTTATCACCAACAATTTTTTTTGAATAATCAAAATGAGATTTATACCAATCAATACCTCTTTGATAATCTATTTTCTTATCATAATAATGTATCTCTTTTTCAACCATAGATATCTCAGGATGTTTATTAAAATTTTTAATAGCTGCAGTTGTACCACCTTTCATTGTTCCAGCAATTATAAATTCAATTACTCTATATTTTGGAAATATATAGGTAATATACATATTTTTTTTTATTAAAATAAATGTATCATTCTCTAAAATAATATTTTGGCTAAAATGAGATTTATGTATTGAACTAATTATAATCATTCCACCATATAATGTCATATTCCATATTTTTTGTATATCTTCCATATCATTTTTTTGAATTGATATTATATTATTGAAAAATGGTGGGTTATAAGCTTTCCCATAGTAGATACTATAAACAGGCAATGAAGAAGATAACCAATTATTTAAATTTAATTCTTCTAATTCATCAAAATTATTATAAATTATTAAATTTCTATCTTTTTTTTTCCCTTTAATTTTATTAAATATATTCTTCATATATTTAATCTATAAATAAAATTTTATTAAAATTTATTTATAATTTTTATTTAATGTAATTATTTCTCTTATAATATTTTGAAATGTGAAAATTTCCTTCATTAATAATTTTATTTAAGGTAGTTTTTATAATTTCTTCATTTTCATTTGAATATAAAATATTTTTAATAATGTATCCTCTATTAGATAAAGATTTCATGTTTAATAAACAATGAAAACATGGTTTTGAATTTCCTAATTTTCCTGTTACAGATACTCTAATAACTAATATATTTATTTTATATAGATTTCTTTTTTTATAAGGACGGAATGGTAAATTATTTATAGCTGAAACCTCTGCATGTTTATTTTTTTCATCTAAACAATTATCATACATATTAGATCCATAACTTAATATTTTTACACATAATTTTTTTTCTGATATTCTACCTTTATAACAAATAGAAATATGATTTGAATTTCCTTCTAAACAACATGCGTTTTTAATTTTTCCAGAATGTAATATATTATAATTTGTATCTGATGGAAGACAAAGTCTCCTAAGAGATAATGATTTAATTAAATTATCCATTTTAATGTATTTTGTTTTTGTTTAGTATTTTTAATAAATAATATTTCGTTTATTTTAAATTAACTACTTAAAATTTTTTATAATTTTATTATCAAATAATATTTTTATAACAAGTAATAATATAATAATAAGTAAAATTATTATTGTTATCCATAATGTATTTTTAGAAATTTCTTTATTTTCCTTTTTTTTTAATTTTTTACATTTATTTTTTTTTATTTTAATTGGACTATATTCTATATCTGAATTCATTTTTTCAGTAGTTTCTGATACTTGAACTTCTGTTGGATTTTGTTCAATAACTGTTGTTGGATACACATTATATACGGGTTGTTCTATATCTGCATAACCATAGTCACCTGAATCGAAATAGCTTAATGGAATATATCCTGGAGAAGAATAACCTCCTCCGTATCCGTAATTTCCACCATATAAACCTCCATAATAACCACCGTGACCTCCTCTGTGTCCACCATGTCCACCATGTCCTCCATGTCCACCATGTCCACCACCATGTCCTCCATGTCCACCACCATATCCTCCATGTCCACCACCGCCTCCGTGTCCTCCACCTCCTCCGTGTCCTCCGCCACCCCCTCTAAATTCTTCAACAGAACTATCATTAATTAATTCTTTTTTTCTCATTAAAGGCTGTTTTACATCCTCTGAAAATGCAGCAGGATCAAAATAACCTGGCATTGGTTTATTTATAAGATAATTTTGTTCCTCATTACGATTCATTTTATTTCCTGAAGGAGGTCTATTTGAATATTGATTATTTATTGGTATATCATAATAACCTGGATTATTAATAGGTGCACCATGTAATATAGACATATAAATATATATAATATTATTTATCTAAAAAAATAAAATAAAATGACTATTAATAAAATTAATAAACATAAAAATTGTGATTTATTTTTATTCAAACTATCATTTTTAAAACTTTCTATACCAAATGGAGGATTTAAATCAGAATTTATATAATTATATACTTTAGAATCTTTTTTATTTGGAATAGGAACTGTTCCATCAAATGCTTTAGACATTGGATTTTTATAATAATATCCAGACATTGGTGCATCTGTTTCTAAAAATAGAGAAGGAGAAGGAATGACAGGATCTTGATAAACTATATAATTCTCTTTATTATTATTTAATGTTAAATTTATTTGTCTATTTAATAAATAATTATTTGTTTTTTTAGCAGAATCTCTAATATCTTTATTTGAATATTCATTACATATTGGAACATCATAATATCCTTGATTTTTAATAGGTGCTCCTGCATCCATCATTATTATAAATATATATAATATAATTTTTCTAAAATTATATTATATAATTTATAAATGAATAAATTACCATTTGATGTTATTAGAATTATAATTGAATATACTGATAATATTGATTTAAAAATATATTATGGTGTCTATAATAAAATTGATATTTCATTATTTCACAATATTGAAAGAGTGTTATGGCAAGATATTCAAGATATAAATATTTCATTAATTCAAATAAAACTATATAATAATATTTATTACAATATGAACTTAACAAAAATAGTTAATTATAATTTACCTAATTTAATTAATTTTGAAAATAGAATAAAAACAAAAGATTTAATTAGAATTTACTATAGTGAATCAAGTAGTAATTCTTTTAATAAAAAAATATATTTCAAAGAAATATATATACATCGATTAACAAATAATTTTAACTATAAATTTAATAAAAATTATTCTGAACTTATTTGTAATAATTATTATGAAAATTATAATTGGAATACAATAATTACTAAACTTATTAGCTATGAATCATTTTTATAATAAATTAGAATATATATAAAATGATTATATATATTAATATTTATTCTAATATTAACTACAATGTATATTGATTTACTTATAAGTATAACAAAATATATATTTATAATATATTTATTTTATATTATAATTGAATATTTTATTGTTTGTTATAAAGTTAAATATAAATTAAATAGATTACAAAATAAAATTAAAATTATTAATTAATAATATGATTATTTTTCCAAATGAAATTATAAATATTATATTATCTTACAAGGATAAACATCCTTTATCAATTATAATGAATAAACAATTTTGATGCTAATTATAGCTATTATAATTATTATTATGAATAATTATAATAGCTATATATTCTTTTTTTCAATGATATTTTATAATAATTCGTAGTAGACAAAAAAAACTAAATAATGTAAAAAATGGATATATCAATATAATTTTATGCCCAACTATCTAATGGTTGAGTATAAGGATTTTCTTTAAATGCATCTACTATAATTGGATTTATTCTATCTGCTAATGGTTCATTTGGAACTATTTCTTTTTCTTGAGTTATATTTAAATGATTCATTTGAGGTATAGAATTATATACCTTATTTGCTTGTACACCTCTTTCTGTTAAATATTTATTTTGTATATCACCCATTCTTGTACTAGTAACATTAATATCACTTCCACTTACTACAGTACTAGGTGCTTGAGGTCCTGGTGTATAACCTTCATCTGTTGTACCACGAATTGCTTTTATCTCTGCATTATAAATATCTTCATATGACATTGGTTTAATATTTACACCATCATTTCCAACGCCACCAAAATATTCAATATCTGATGTAAATTGTCTCATTGTATTTGGTGCATTAACATCAGTAACATCATAAGCTCCTAGTTCAGGTCCTGTTGCATCTCCCATATAATGTACACTTGTATCTTCTCTAATAGTAGGATGAACTTGTACTCCTTTTACAAGATGACCGTCTCCTCTTGTTCTAGATGCAATGCCCATTACATTATTTGTAATAGTTGTTTCTTTTGTAGTTATTTTAGCTTTATCTTTATTTTTACTATAAGAACCTTTTCCACTTAGATTTATATTTGCTTTTCTTTTATTATTAACAGTTGTTTCTTTTGTTGTTCGTTTTGGTAAATTATTTGGATCATAAACAATACCTTTCATCATATTTGATGATAATATACCGGAATGATTATTATGAATATTCGTCTCTTTAATAGTAGTTCTTGGTAGATCATTAGGATCATAAACAGTATTACCTCTATTCATATTTTGAATATTACTGCTGTAATTATTATGAATATTCGTCTCTTTAATAGTAGTTCTAGGTAGGTCATTAGGATCATAAACAGTATTACCTCTATTTACATTCTGAATATTACTACTGTAATTATTGTGAATATTTGTCTCTTTAATAGTAGTTCTAGGTAGATCATTAGGATCATAAACAGTATTACCTCTATTCATATTTTGAATATTACTACTGTAATTATTGTGAATATTCGTCTCTTTAATAGTTGTTCTAGGTAGGTCATTAGGGTCATAAACAGTATTACCTCTATTTACATTCTGAATATTACTACTGTAATTATTATGAATATTCGTCTCTTTAATAGTAGTTCTAGGTAGATCATTAGGATCATATACGGTATTACCTCTATTTACGTTCTGAATATTACTACTGTAATTATTGTGAATATTCGTCTCTTTAATAGTTGTTCTAGGTAGATTATTAGGATCATAGACGGTATTACCTCTATTCATATTTTGAATATTACTGCTGTAATTATTATGGATATTGGTCTCTTTAATAGTTGTTCTAGGTAAATCATTAGGATCATATACAGTTCCACTAACTGGTCCAGATAATATACCGGAATGATTATTGTGAATATTTGTCTCTTTTATTGTTTCCCGAGGAACATCATTTGGATCATATATCTTTGCTTTTTTTTCACCTTGATAATTACCATTGATTCTATTATTTTTAATAATCTTTTTAGTTGTTTTTAATTTTTGTTGATTTCTAGCAACAGCTTTTTCTATGGGTGCTTTATAATTAACAACAGTATCATTATTTTTACTTAATACTCTATTATTATTTCTGATTCTAATAGATTTTTTACCGTAATCATTAGGAGTACTATTAAGTCCTAACATATTCATAATACTCCATGTCCCTGTACCGTCAGCATTTCTAGGACCATCAGAAGCATATGTAATTTTGTCAGAAATTTTATATTTAGATCTAATTTGTGCAACTGTTCCGTGAACTGGTGCTGCACTTCCAGTTCTAGTTTTTAATTCTGTTGTTTTACGATTAGTATATTTTGTAATTATACATGGTCTCTGTTCAGCTGCAATTACTTGACCGGTAGTAGTAAGATATCTATCTGGTTCTTGAACATAAAATGTATCAGGTCTATTTTTATAAACTGTTCCAATTTTTGCTGGTTTAGCAATTTTAGCACCAGAAACAACTCTTCCATAATATGATATTTTTGGTTTTGTTTTAACTCTAATTTGATCTGTTGTTTTAGGCATAACATAATCCTGAGTATCTGCTTGTTGAAACCCTCCTGAAGGTTCATTGGTAAATCCCTGATTTAATCCTGGTCCTACATATACTTTTTCAATAGGAGTTTCCATTGATCTTATATTTGATACATAATATCTATCTAACATAAATCCATCTAAACTTCCTGTTCCATATACATTTGACATATTATCTTGTGGTTGAAAAAATAGTCCTAATTCTTGTTTTTTTTGATAATTATCTTGAGTCCCTGTAAAGTTTTCAAAAATACCACGTGTAGAAAATTCATCTAAATTTTGTCTTACATTACCTCCAAAAAAGGGTGTCATATTATTATGTGTAAATTTATTAGGTTCTATTTGATTTCCTGTTAATGATATACCATTAAAACCTCCTGCTTCTGGTATAGTTTTATTATTTTTAATCTGATTTGTATTTTTTCCTATATATGGATCAGAATTAGTATCAATTACGATATCATCATATTTTTGATAACTATTATATTCAATTGGTAAATTATCATCTGTATAATCAACTTTATTATAAATTATAGGAAATGAAGGACCAGGTGTAATAACATTTGTATCTTCTGGATATAATGATTTAGCTAATAATACGTCAGCTGTTTTTTGTTCTTCTTGGAAAATATTATAGGATCTTTTAGATGTATATACAGTTTCTGGAGATGGTATTTGACTTTTAGGTATTGGTGTATTAAATGTTTTACCAGTTTTTACTTTTTTAGTTTGAAATTGATATCCAAGTCCTAATAAACCTAAAACTATTAAATATTCCATTACTATATTATTATAAAATAATATATTATTTATATTATTTTTGCTTAAATTAAAAAAATAATTTTTAAATTCTAGTTAATTCTTTCCTTCCACTATGTAACCAATTAATTTCAGCATGAATAATTATACTTATTAAAAATATTACCAATAATATATTTTTATCATTTTTATATTTATCACAATTTATTGTAATATTATAATAAAAATAAAATAATGATGGCCATATGAATAGCATTCTAACAAAAATTAAATATAGAAGTCTATATATAATAAATATATTGGTAAAATATTTATTACCTAAATACGTTGCTATTAATTTAGGTCCAGAAACTAATGACATACCTTCACTCAATCCTATAATTAAAGATATTCCATACATTTGTTTATCTTCTATAATTAACAATGCTGTTATTGCTAAAATATGATGAAATAATAAATCCAACCTAATTTTTTTTTCAATATTTAAATAAACTTGATACAATAATAGTACAGTATCAAAAATAAAATAGGATAAAAACATATAATGAAATTTTTTAAATTTAATTATTATAATTTCATTATCAAGACATTTATCTAACCAAATATAATGAAAATTTCTATACGCTTCATTTGCAATTGTTCCACATACAACACTTCTCATCATGTTAATACTATATTTTTCAAACATTCTAGTTTCAATATTATATTGATTTAAAACAGAATGAAATATAAATGCTAATGAACTCATTAAAAAAGCAGTGCTATAAAATGTAAATAAGAACATATTTTTAATATATAATCATATGATAATTTTATATATAGATATTTAATTAGATTAATTTTAGTAGGATTCTAATAACTAAGAAAAAGTAAAAAATTTATATCTTATTAAAAAAATTGATGGATTTAATTCTCTAGAAAAATTAAATAAACTTTTATTACAAAAACAAAAAAACATAAAATTATTTAACAGACAAAATGAGTTCTAATATTACAATTTATTTATATTATTCAACAATATACAATAATAATGATGAAAAACCCAATACACTTTATTTGGATAGTTCATTAAAAAATGAAGATATTCATATTTTTAATGATAATTACAATGATAAAATTAATTTAAAGTTTCTTGGTGAAATAAAACATGGTGGAGAAATTAATATAGAAGAATCTACTATTACTTACGAAGAAGCATGTAAGAAAAATTCTTATTTTAAAATAGAATATAATGGTAAAAATCTATTTGAATATTTAATAGAAATATATAATAATGAGAATGGTATATAAACTTATTTACATAAAATTATAAAATATTTATCTCATGAATTATAATAATAATAATATATGATCATTCAAATAACTATCCTTTGTTCTAATTATTCTTATATGAATTATTGTATTAGATTATAATTGATGATATGAATGATTGTGTATTAGGTTTTAATTTTCTGTATTATTCTATATTGGAGTAAAATAAACTATATTTTCAAATAACTATCTTAAAAATAAATTCTAATAATAATATCTCTATGAATGTGTACGAAGTAACTTATATACCTCAGAATATATCTTTTTTAATTTTTTCATTTGATAAATAAATAAAAATTTAATTGAGACATTTAATTACAAAAATATAGATAAACACATAGATTATTATGGAGAGTTATATCATGACATGAAGGTAGTATTTATCCAGAAATCATCTGGTTCAAATTATTTTTATGACAATATATTTATAGTCGATAATAATACGTTACTCTCAAGAATGAGTGAAATGCTATATAAAGAAGTACTTGATCGTAATATTTCAATAGATCAAATATTAAATTATTTAAATTCCTTTATTTAGATTAATTTTTTTATATAAATAAAATAATAAGTAATTATTATATTCTAATTTATTACATTTTTTTACATTTCAAATGCTGAAATTTCGTAAAAAATAATTTAATGTTATTGATTCCCACATCATATATACTTCATTACTATTGCTATAAGTTGAATAAAATTCTGTATAAATTTCAAATCTTACTTTAGTTCTTTCGTTTTCACTTAATTCATTATAAAATAATTTTGCTTCTTTTTTTTTTTCATCACTCATTATAGTATCCATTTTTATTTCATATAATATATCTACATCATCATAAATTAAATACATTTTTATACCATAAATATCACCACTTGAGTAAATTCCCATATTCAATATATTACTATATTACACTATTTTTATATAAAGTAATGTAATAAAGTAATATATTAAATATGGTGTTAAAAAATTGACAGATTTAATTCTCTGGAAAAAATAATTTAACTTAACAAACAAATAAAATGACTTCTATTCATATCTCTAAGAAAAATGTAAGTGTTCCTGGTAATTATTCTACCGAACTTATATTTACTTTAGAAAGATTAAAAGAATCAGAGTTAAGAGAAGATATTTCAATAGGAATTAAAATTACAATTTTAACTCCTATTGGAGTGATAAATCCTGATGAAGTAATGCAATATTCTATTTATTCTAATGTAGAAGAAAATTTTAATAACTCTTGGGTTGAATATGATGATTTTATTTTTAAGAGAAATAAAGATATGTCTCTTGAAAATGAAGTTAAAGTAGTTACTTATGAAGAAGCATACAAGATGTGTATAAAATTTAAATAAAATATCTCTATATAAATAAAATTTTATAATTTATAAAAAATCTAATTCCGGTTATTATAATAAATCCAAATTTAATCCAATTGATTAGATCTATATAATTTTCAGTATAATTACTTAATATTTCTTCTATATAATATTCTTTATATATTGCATATAAACTAAAATTTATTGTCCATCCAATATATTTATTAATTCTGTTTGGAAAAAATATAAATCGATAATTATAATACATTATTTGATTAATTAATATATAACCTAAAGGTAATGTTTTAAATAATATAATATTTATCCATAAGGTTATTGAATAAACTGAATGCCACATTTTAGATGATATAATACTTTTTCGAACTAATGTCATTAATAATGCAGCTAATTGTATAGCAAATAGTGGAGAAAATGCAGTTTCAATATTACCCAGCATAAATATAGTTGCTCCAATTTGCATACAACTATGCATAAATGTAATCTTATTTTGATCTTCTTTAGATATACTATTATCAAATGGCATATTTCTCATCGTTTGACCATTTTTACCATTAATATTATAATTATACGTTATTATATCAGCTATTATAAATGTTAAATAACAAACAGATACAATATATAAATAATGAAAATTATAAGCATATAATAATGATATTATAACTGATCTTAGTCCAAAAATAATACTATGTAATCTAAATTCAGGATATATCATTGGTTTTGCTGGATTTCTTAATGACGGCAAATGAAATATCATTGAACTAATACTTAATAATCCATGTGTAAATAACATAAACTGTCCAAGATTATTGGATAGATTCATGCTATTAAAAAATAGATAATTTATATATCTATATCCATAATTTATTAAACATATAGAACCTAAATATTTATGAATATAGGTTGAATCCTCATTGGTATTTAATTTATATAAATTTTCTAATTTTATCATTTTATAATTAATTAATATGAAATTATTTTTATATCAAAATTACGTTAAAAATATTAATTTAATATAAAATATTTTTATATAATGAAATTATTAATTATAGGATATTGTCATTTAGACGATGGATTTTTATATGCTGCTAAAGCATTAGAAAAAATAAATTTCATAATTTATTTTTTTCCATATTTATCTCATATAATGGATAAAATAGATAATAAAGATGATATTTTAATAAAAATGATTAATGATAATAATATACAAATATGTTTATGGTGGTGTAATAATATATTACACCCATCTTATCTATATATAAAATCTAATATTGATACAAAAATAAAAAATATTTTTTTTAATTGGGATATTTTTTTATACGATTATCATAAATATAATTCTAATGTTTGGGAAGATAGAATTGAAAATAAAAAATTATTTTATCCTTTAATGGATCATGTTTTTTCATGTTATGAAAAAGAGATTGATTTTTTTAAAAATAATATTTCAATCTCCTATAATTTTCCTGGGTTTGATAAAAATATTTCTTTTTATCAATATGATAAAAATTATATATGTGATATAAGTATAGTTTGTACAAATCTATATGATAACACTAATGAATATCCAGATGAAGCAACAAATATAACAAGATATGAAATAGTTAATAAATTATATGAGAATAGAGATAAAATTATCTTTCATATATATGGACCTGAAAATTTAAATAATAAATATCCTGATTGTTATAAAGGATTTATTAAATATCAAGAATGTAATAAAGTATTTAGTAATAGTAAAATAAATTTATCTATTCATCCAATTATAAACGAATTAAATGATTTAAATACGGAATATGAATATTTTTCTGAAAGAGTTCCTCAAATTCTGGGATCTAAAGGTTTATTGGTTACAAATTCAACTTTTTCAAATAATTTGGAAGTTAATAAAGATTATATATATATAGATAGAGAAATGAACTGGTTTGATAAATTTTTAGATATAATAAACAACAATTCTGATTATGATATTATAAGAGAAAATGGTTATAATAAAGCTTTAAAATATTATCAATGGGAAAAATTTGCTAATCAATTTTCAGTAATAGTTGGTTGATTTAGAAAAAAATCCATATTTTCCATAATATAACTATAATATTCATTTTCATTAAAATTATCATATATTAAATGATAATAATATTCATAATTATTTAAAATTTCTGTAACACATATATTTAAACTATTTATATCATTATGAACGATAATATATTTCTTTAAAAAAAGAATATCATGATAAACAGAATTTTGAGATATAACAATAACTTTTCTAAAAATTAAATTTACAATTCTTATTAATTCCATTGTTAAATGTTTTTCAGATCCATGTATATTAATATATATTTTTGTTTTATTAAAATAATCGTTTCTAATATTACCATAACAATTATTTAATATAATTTTATTAAAATTTTGATCTATATTTATATTTTTAATTAAAAATTCTCTATAACTGTTATTACATATTGATAATATATCAATAGTTTTATCAGTTATATCTATATTATAATATTCATAATAAGGTGGAATTAAAAAATAATTATTATAGGAATTTTTAATATAAACTATATTTTCTTCAGAATAATCAATAATATTTATATCAGTATCTATTGTTCTAAACATAGTATAATATGATTCATGTGATAGTTGTTCTATATTTATGAAATATAATTTATAACTATCATTATTTAAAATATTTTTAAGTTTTTTAAAAAAAATTAAATCTCCTGTATACAATATTTTATTATATTTAGTAAAATCAGTTAAATTAAATTTATTCTCATTAAAAATATTCACGTCAAAATATTTTATTTGAACGTTAATATTTTTATAATATTTTTTAATAAAATATTTAATTGATAAAATATACTCTTCATATAATCTAAATACCCAATCTAATTGTATATTAATTATTAAAATTTCCATTATAATTATTTAATATATTATTAAGTATATTATTTATTATTAAATAAATCTAATAAAATATTTTCAAATCTAATTTTATTTTCATTATATAAATTATTTTTATTATTAATTGTATTTTTTATAATTTCTAACGTTTTATTTCTATTAAATAAAATTTCAATAATTTTATTTGTTAAGCTCAATTCATTTAAAATACCTCTATTAATTAATGAATTATTATTATCATTTACATTAGTAAAAGAACAATCTATTAACCATCCATTAATATAATCTTTTATAATTTCATTATTAGGTATCCAATTAATAGTAACTATTGGTAATCCAATATATAATGATTCATAAAATCCTAAACCCAATCCCTCGTGAGAACCCAAATGAATAAATATATCATTTTCATAATATTTATCAATTATCTCTTTATAAGAATAATTTTTTACGTGATAATGAATATTATTACATTTATATTTATTTATAATATCCGGTACTTCCACCCCTTGAATATATACATTTAATGTCCAATTTAAATATTTATTTTCTTGAAATATTTTATAAAAAACAATAATAATTAAATTTATATTTTTCCTACTTAATGAATTTAATCCTCCTATACAACAAAATTTTATATTTTTTATCTCTTTATATTCTTTATTTATATTTTTATAATAAGGATAATTTAAATGAAAACCTAAATTTATTGATTTATCATTAAAAATACTTTTTATTATATTATAAGATTGATTATTATTTGTTAAAATTTTATTAAATATATCATGATAGTTTATTTCAACTAATCTAATACATTCAATATTAACAACTAAATATATTTTTATATTTAATATTTTTAGAAAAAGAGCAATCTTAAATATATTATTAAAAGTTGCTTCAATTATTATTACTGTTTTAATTTTATTTTTATATACAAAATTGAATATTTCATCATATGTTAGATCTTCTCTATAATTTGGGCTATAAAATATATTTTCATATTCCCATTCAGTTTTATCACTTTGTAAATATATATTTTGATTAGTAGAATGATATGGTTTAAAACTTAATACATAAGGATTATATCCTATATTTTTTATAGTAATATAATAATCTCTACCTTGAATTCCCAGCCCTTGATCAGCCCAAGGTACTATTAATCCAATATTTTTATCATTTAACATGTATTTTGATGAATTAATATTATATATTTTAGTTACAATTTTTGATTCTATATGTTCTTCTGTAAGATAACTATTATTTATTTTAAAAAATTGATTAATATTATTATATAGGTCCTCTATATTTTTAACCCACTCAATTTTATTTAAATCCTCTATAAAAACAGCATAATCTTTTAATAAATATTTTAAATTTCCATTTTTTGTAGAAAGTATTGGTATTTTATTTAACATACCTTCATATGCAACTCTACAGAATGTTTCATCACATAATGATGGAATTAATAATATTCTTGTATTAGAATAAATTATTTTAATATCCGTTTTTTCTAAATATAACAGATTAATATTATTATGTGAATTTCTTATATTTATTAAATTTTGTATATAATCTATGCTTATATTTGGATCATTTTCTGTATAAACAAATTGTAATGGAATATTATAATTTAAATTTTTACATAAATAATCTATTAAATAACCACCTTTATTATAATGACAATTTATTAAAGTAACATATTTCTTTTCATCAATCTCTGGAGATTCATTATAAAAATCATCTTTAAGACTAATTGTTTCAATAACATCTAATTTTATATTATATAATTTATAAATTATATCATTTACAAAATCAGATGATACATAAGTATAACTATTTTCAAGTATCTCATTAAACTCTTCTGTAGGTTCTAAACTATTATTATTTAACATATCTACATTTAAATTATCTTGGTTAAATTTAATAATATTCTGCCAAAAACAAAATCCTGTAAAAAATGGAATTTCTAAAATGTTACTTATTTTCATAAAAAAATCTCGATACAATCCTTGATGATTTATTATATCTGGATTTATAATTTTTATTATTTTAATAATAGATAGTAAATTCTTTTCCATTTGAATAATTTTAATATATTTTAAATCTATTAAATTATAATTTTTAAAATATTCATTTTTAAATGGATCGCTAAAACATATTAAATAATTATCATAATTATTATTATATAAAATTTTATTAAAATTAAGCAACCAATTTTCACCACCCCCAAATGGAGGATAACCCCATTCAACTAATGATAAACATCTTTTTTTTGTTTTAAGTGGAATATCAAAATTTAAATTAAGTTTTATTATTTCATCAAAAATATTTATTGACTTTTCATCTTTTATATAATTCTTTATATTATTTAGATCTAAATAATATTGATTAATTTCATTATTATTTTTAATATTTAATAAATTTTCAAAGATCTTATTTATATTTATATCTAAATTAATAATATCAAATGAAAAATTATTAGATAAAAAAGGTAATTGTAAATTATTTTCATTAACTTTTTTATCTAAATAATATTTATTATCTATTTTAATATATTTTTCTTTTTTAGGAGATGTATTATTTATTAAATTATTTATATAATTCTCACTATAATATTCATTATTTATTTTTATGAAATTTTCTGAATATGAATCAGACCATTTTATTACTAATAAAATATTAAATAATTTTATATTATAAATATTTTTAATATCATCTTTTTTAAAAATTATATATAGATCTTTATTATAAAAATATTTAATAAATTCTTTTTCATTAACAGAATATATACTAATTTCAATTAATGAAGAATTATTAATATATTTATTATATAATGTTTCTAAATAATAATTTTCTTCAAATTTTATAAAAATATCATCGCCTATCCATTTTTCCCAATTAACTATTAAATAATTATCTTTAAAATTACATATTCCAGTTTCATCATATATTGATTCCCTTCTTATATTATTATTAAATATATAACAATTATCAATCCATTCATTATGTATAAATTTATATTTATTCTCCATTATAATATAAAATAATTATATTATAATAAATAAAATAAAACACAATCCAAATTAAATGTAATTATTCTCTATGAAAATTGCCATCTTTTCAAATGGATGTTCATAACTCTGAGAATTAATTGGTAAATAAGTAATATCTTCTACAGAACTTGGTTCATTATTATAAACAGCTTGATAAATATTATTATTAGCATCTTTATATATCCAGTTATCTAAATCTGGATTTGCTCTAATATTATCAGAAGAAGATCTTTCTTTTATTTTTATAAAATTATTCATTTTTATATATTTTTCAACATCATCTTTGTGTATTTTTTGATATATATGAACTTTTTCATGCATTAATGTTTTCATTAATTTTTTCATACTATAATCATTAATATTATCTTTGGACAAAATTATTATATCATCTCTAGTATGAGGTAATCCATGTTCATATAATTTTCCTTTTATGCATCCTATTTTCCAAGGTATATTATAGGCTTGTTTTCCATTAAACCATAATAAATCTATATTTAATAATTTTAAATTAATATTTTCAATACATTTTGTAAGTTTTAATATCTCTTCATTGTTTAAATCACTTACAGAATTTTGTATATTTATTAAGTAGTCATCAATATTTTTTATTTTTCTAGAATAAAAATCATTATTATAAAATGATTTAAAATAATTATCATTATCATTTTTTAATATATTATATAATTCTTTACTACTAAGAAAGTATATATTATTATTAAAATTTTCAATAGATAATTTATTATTATTTAAATAATAATTTATTATAAAATATATTATAATTATTATAATAATAATTATAAATAATATAAATATATTCATATATAATATTATAGGATAAAATTATAGGATAATGTTTTTATAATAATATTATTCTATAATTGTATATACACCAAACATAGTACAATTATTAGCTATATCAAACTCTATTATATTATTTTTATTTTTACATTTAAAAATAATAAAAGGAATAGTATACTTATTTATATTATTTTTAAATTTAATTACATCAGTATTGAAAAAATACTGATATAAATCTTTATCTTTATTTAGAAATTTGTTATTTTTAATGTAATTATGAAAAACTTTATTATAGTTTTTTATCCAAAAAAATTTATTATCAGAAGTATATCCATATAGAATTAATTTTAATTTTTTATCTAAGTTAATTTTTTTATCAAAAACATTTATTATTAATTCAGGCTCAGAATTATGAATATATTTATTGAATATATACATAATTGTTTTTAAATCTTGATAAAAAGTATATTTATTAGATTCTAAATAATTATTTATATATGCATCTTTTGAAGAATTTATAGAACTAAAAAAATCTTTAATAATTTTATCTTTTTTAGATAGTTTATTCATTTATATATAAATATATTGATATTACTAAATTGATATATTATATTGTAAATAGCTCTAATAAAAATATTTTCATAAACAATTATTTTTCAATTTTTTTATAAAATATCAGATACATTAGATGGTAATGGTTGTATATCAGTATTATACATTTTTTTAATGAAACTTAAAATATTACGTTCTTTCTTTGTTACAAAATTAATTGCAGAACCTTTTCTTCCAAATCTACCACTTCTACCTATTCTATGTATATATGTTTGTGGATATTTAGGCATATCATAATTTATAACAAGTGAAACCTGCTGAATATCAATCCCTCTAGATAATATATCAGTAGTAATTAAAATTCTTGTTTTACCTGTTCTAAATTCAGTCATAATCTCATCTCTCTCTTTTTGTATCATATCACCATGTAGGAGTGATACTGAAAAATTTTGTTCAAGTAATGAATATTTAAGTTCATCTGCTTTTTGTTTTTTATTGCAATAAACTATAGCTTGTCCAATAGAAACAAACTTATAAAGATCTATTAATGCATCTAATTTATAATTTTCATCTAAATTTATATAATATTGGATAATTCCATCTAATGTTAATTCATCATCTTTTACCAATATAGATATATAATCAGGTTTTAAAATATTATCAAATAAAGATGCCATTTCAGGAGGAATAGTAGCACTCACTAAAATTACCTGTGATTCTTTAGGTATTTTTTGAAATATTTTTTTTACTTGTTTTCTAAAAGATGTTGACAATACATCATCTGCTTCATCAATTACAATTAATTTTATCTGATCACTATTTATTATATCTTTATTAATTAAATCACTAATTCTTCCTGGTGTTCCAATAATAACCTGTTCTTTAATATTATCAGAATTATATTTATATTGCATATCTCCTCCTATACAAAGATTACATTTTATATTTGTATATGCAGATAATTGTAAAAAAACTTTATAAGTTTGATCAGCTAATTCTCTTGTATTAGAAACAATTATACATTGTGGTTGAGTAAATTCAGGATTTACTCTTTGTAAAAGTCCAATTATAAAAGTAGCAGTTTTGCCCGTTCCTGAATGAGATTGTATAACCAAATCTGAGCCATCAATAATTGGTTTAATTGCAACTCGTTGAATCTGAGATGGATTTTCATAACCATAACTATAAATTCCTTTTAATATTTCATCTTTTAAACCTAAATCAATATTTTCGAATGAATCGTAAAAATCTAAATTTTTATTTAGTTCGTAATTTTCAAAGAAATCATTTTTTTTTGACATTATTATTTTATAATTATATTGCTATTATTTTAAATTGAAATATTTTAATATAAAATAATAAATAGAATATTATAAAAAATGAATAATAAAATTATATCTTTTAATACAGATTGGAATACATTTGATATTATAAAAGAAAAAATATTAGTTGTAAATAATTTATATACAAATTTATTAGAAATTATTTTAAAAAAAGATGAAAATAATAATGTTATCTTAGATTATGAAAAAAATACATGTAATGTATTTATAAATGGAAAATATATAACAATGGATAAAAATGTTATTATTAAAGAAACTATGAAAAAATTAAATCAACATTTAATCTCTTTTTTAGATGAAAAAAAAAATATATTAAATAATCAAATAATTACTATTTTATCAGATACTATAAAACAAAAATATGCTAAATATTTAGATGATATGGTAGTACAGAAAAGTGTTAATGAATTTATTTGTGAAATTTATGAAAATACAAGAGAAAAAGCTGTTCAAAATTATAATAATTTAAAAAATTAACCACATACATCATATTGATATAATGGTTCTGTATAAACACCACATACATTAGGACTAATTTTAGGGCATTCTCTCATTTTTTCCCAAGGATTCATATCATTAACTTTTGGTGCAACAACAGATGGTCGATGATTATCTCTAAAGACTAATCTAGTTGGAACTAAATATTCTCCTGGAAAAGTAATTTGTTCCTGTGGATTGTGACATAATATATCAAATCTATTCCATCCGGTTCCTCTTAATGTTTCAGGAGGATTACTTAATCTTGTATCTTCTGTAGGAAAAAAACAATTTGGAAAATTAACTAAATTATTATCACCTGGTCTTGTCCATGGCTTTCTTAATGGATTTTTAGAATCTGTACATGTTTCTATTGTACCAGTTCCACATATTTCTCCTTGATTAGTACAAGCATCTTTATCACAATTTGGGATATATTTTTTTGATGGACAATCTGATATAGATCTATTTAAATTTAATAATTCTGATTCTACATCAACAGGACCATAATAAAATCTCCAATCAACATGACTATTAAGAGATACGCCGTTTTTTTGGTTAATTATTCTTGGATTATCATTTAAGCAATTATTACACATAATTGGTGTATCATATAAATAATTTCCTGGTCCAGTTGATTCTTGATTATATTTTTTAACTTCACAATTATCATATTTTAATCTATTAAAGCTCATATAATAATATAAAAGATATTATTTATAATAAAAAAATTAATTTAATTATAAATATTATAATAATGTATGCATTTGTTATAAATCATTTTGGAAATAAACCAGAATATCTTAAATATGAGATTTATTTTCTATATTCTCTTAGAGATAATACACAAAATGATATCATTTATATGTATTCTATAAATGATACACCTAAAGAATATGTAACTATAATTGAATCGTTAAAATTAAATATTATTACAATACCTATAGATGATAATAATATTACTTATAACGTTGATTTTAATTCTTCTTATAAATTATTTAATTTATTAAGACCTTCTAATTATATTTTTGCATTTCAATTATTGAAATATAAAAAAATATGTACTGTTGAATCAGATATGATAATTACATCTAATATTGATGATATATTTAAGTTAAAAACACCATCTATCGTTTATTATAAATTAGATGAAAACAATATTAATAAAAATATTAAAATATCAATTAATAAAGAAAATATGAAAGAAATAATAAATGAATGTCCTAAAGAGTCTTTTACAAATGGAGGTGTAATATTATTTAAACCTTCTTTAGAAAATTTTAAAAAATTAAAAGAAAATATTAAAAAAATAATTGATTATAAATGTATATATCCAAGTGAAACATTATTTTTATATACTTTTTCAAAATTTTATAATTTGCCAATTATGTATAATATGTCTCATTGGGAATTAAAAATTCATAAATATACTTTTCCTATTAAAATTCTACATTTTAATAATTATGCATACAAACCTATCCAAATTTTTGAAGATAAAACATTTAATTTAAATCAAATGAAAAATCAAATTATTAAATCTATATTATTAGATTTTAAAGAAAAATATTATAATAAATATAATAAAAAAATAAAAAAATATAATTTATAAAAAAAATATATTTCTATATATTATAAAATGAGTTCAAATAGACTAAGTTATGATTCATGTGCATATAAAAAAGCTTTACAGCAATCAACAAGCCCTTTAGATTATATGTTATATACTGGAAAATATGATAATTGTGCAAAATGTCGTATTGAATTTGGTACTGTTGGAGGAAATGGTGTTTCTTTATTTAGTGGAAATTTAGTCGATTTAGAAAGTGATTTAAGAGGTCAAACTAGATTAAATAGTCTATGTCCAGCAACTCATTACATGCCAGAGTGCAAAAATTGTAATAATAAAATGAATGGTCTTCCATGTAGTGAAGATAAATGTAAACCAAAATTAATGCATCAACCATCTTGTCAAATGCAATATTACCCTAAAGTACCAATGCCTGTACCAAATAAACCTTCAAAATGCAACTACAAAGTTAATAACTAAATATCCTACTGTACAATTCTTTTGTGGTAATTTTCTATGTAATCCATTTTGAGATGATATTAATACATCACCTTTGTTACCTAGAAAAGTTTTAATGCTTTCATTTTTAATATTATTTTTTATTAAATGTGAACCTTCTATAAATAATGGTGGTCCATAATCATCTGATAAAATATCTGATAGATAAATTATATATTTTATGCATTTGTCCGTATTTTCAAAATGGAAAGAAGATGGATTTGTTACGTTACTACATATATGAATATTAGTTCTTAATAATTTCCATTTATTACCAGTTATTTTAAATAATAATGTTAACATTAATTCTAAATCAAAATAGGAATATATATTTTGAAGCAATTTATCTGCATTATATATATCAATCATACCAATATCATTTATTCTATTATGTGATCCTCTATTATCAATTACAGGTAAATAATAGTATTGCATTTTTTTATAATTATCTAATGTAGTATAAGTATTATTTACATAAAATTTTTCTTCTGTAACATCATGTCTTTTTTTTAAATGAATATAAATATTATTATTTGTCATAAATTCTCTAATATCTTTATTTAAATTTTCAATTAAATCTAAAGTATAAACTGATTTTAAAAAAATACAACCTTTTTCATTAAAATTTATATTCATTATATAATAATAATCATAGCTATAATTTTAAGTAATCATAACTATCTTTTTAATCCGCATGATTTTAGATAATCTATATTTCTAATTACACTACGGGAACTCATTCCACCTCTTACCCAAAATGTAGGAATAATATGTTCAACATTTTGAATATTTTCAGCAATAGATGGAACTAGCGGAATAAAATTATCAGCAGAATAAGAAGATATAGCATTAGCAGATTTTTTAGTTCTAGTATCTTCTCCATAAAGTAATCTAGATGATAAATCTGTATTTTTTAATACTGATTGACCTGAAGATAAATAAGGAGCTCCTGGAAAAAGTCTTGTATCTAATTCTTTTCTAGATTTTTCATCTCTTAATGTTCCATTTCGTAATATTGTATTATTATCTATATTAGAACCTTTAATATCATAATTTTTATCTTGAATCATTCCAACTATTTTAGTTGAATCGATATAAGAATTTCTTGATGAGTTTTCATTACTAATATTGGAAGGTATAAAATTATAATCAAATATTTTACTGTTAGATGTATTAGTTGAATTATATGTATCACTCTTAATATTTGTATTTTGATTTATAATTAAATTAGTACTCATTAAATTATAAAAAGAAAAAAAAATGACTAATATTATTTAATTAATTTATATTTTTTCATTTGTAAATAGATATGGATCTTGAGTATCTATATAAGGTACTTGATCCATTTGAGGAGAACAATAGATAGATTTTTCTTTGCATGTTGGTCCAGTTGAATAACACCATTTTGCAAATGATGTTTGATTATTTGGAATTGTTGTAGATGGCATAGTAAAATACTGTCTTTGACTATTTGATTTACCATATAAATCTCCTACATCCCTATAAAGATTATATCCAAATTTATTCTCTATTTCTTTTTGTAATGTTTCATTATTCCAGGATGGATTTGGTGCAGGTTTTTCCTTATCATCTGTTATTAAATTTATATTCATAAATGGATTGGAAGTAGTTGGCTCAATATCAATTATTTCTTTTTCAATATAATTTTTTTGAATAATATTACTATCACTATCAGGAATAGAATTAAAATACAATTCTAGATTTTCTTTTTGGTTATAGAATATAAATATTGTAAATGCACCAATAATAACAAATATATATAAATATAAATAATTATTTGTAAATAAATATAATAATATACTTAAATAAATAGACATTCTAAAAATTGCATTTAATTTTTCAATTAAAGTCATATTATAACTAGGGAAGAAATCAGATATATTTTCTTTATAAAATAATATTTTATAATCATTTAACCAAAATGGATCATTTAAATTATATTTATTATATTCACTCATTTACTTATAATATATATATAAAAAAATTATTTTTATACTTATTTTTTTGACATATTTGCAAAAATATTTGCAAATTGATCCATATTATTACCCTTTAATAAAGACATTGGATCAAATCCAGACATATTTGAAAATTGTCCCATAAGATTTTGTGCCTCATTTACTAAATCTTTTTCGTTTATATTATTATTTTTAAATGCGTCTTCTACTTCACCTATAACAAATTTTAATAAATTAGGAAGTCCACCCTGTTGATCAGAATTACCAAATGAACTTAATAATTTGGATGGATCTGATAATTCTGGATATTCATCCATATTTATTTTTTCACTAATATTTTTAGCTAATTCAGCAATTTTAGTATTTTCTAAATTTTTCATAAAATCAGGTCCTAATTCTTTTTTAGATTTATTCTTTTTAGATTTTGTTTTTACTTCTGATATATCATCAATTTCAATAGCTTGTTCATCACCAGATTCATTATTAATTTTTGAATTTAATATATTATTAATATTATCGAATACCATTATCATTTTACTAAAGAATTTATGTTCATTAAAATTATCTTTAACATAAGTTATATATTCATTATTGAAAAATAGAACATCATTATCCTTAAATAAGAGCAAATCAAAAAAATCTAAAATATCTTTAAAAGTTGAATCATATGATTTAACATCTAATTCATTTAATATTCTTTTTAGTAATGTTCTATTTCCAATCTTTGGTAATTTATTTCTATAACTTTTTCCATTTTTTTTTTGAACCTTTTCTTTTTGATAAATAAAATAATCAGCATTATGATCACTAATTTGTTCTAAACAGTATAAAAAATTATCAGTTAGTATATCAATTATTTCATATTCATTTTCTAATAATTTTTCTTTAATTGCTTTAAGATCTCCTTCTAAAGATCCTCGTAATGTATTATGATGTTTAAAAAATTCTAATAAATTTGTTACAAAATTAATATATTTTTCATTAATAACTAAAATTGCATCAGAAAATGGAATATTTTTAATATTATCACTATTCTCAGTCATTATTAATATGTATATAATATAAAAAATAAGTTTTATATACGCGATTATGTAAAAATAGTTTTTGCAAGTTTTTTTTGAAAATATAATAATATTGAATATGAATAATATTATTATATTTATAATAAAAATTATTTAATAATTAAAATTAATTAATTTTAATTATTTATTTGTTTTTGTTGTCTTGTTAGTTTATTGTTTTGTTGGTTTATTATTTTGTTTTCTTAAGTATTATAATTTTCAATAATATATTTTTCACAAAGAATAATAAATGTTTTAAAATATTTCCAAATTATAATTTTATTTTCATTTGACATTTCACCTATCCATAAATTTTTAATATTATCTCTAAATTTTAATCCACTTGTATCTTTAATTTCATCTTGTCCTCCTCCATCTAAAAAAAAAGATTCATCTTCATCTATAATCTTTTGTTTAAATGGATATATATACATTACAAAATAATCTACAATCAATTTTGAATTAGCACTTTTTATTAAATTATATTTTTCTCTAAATAATAGTATATCATTATGATTAGAAAATATATTACATAATTCATTAATTAAATTATCCGTTTGTTGCAAAAAAATTTGCTTTATGCTCATTATATAAATTATATTCTTTAGTTTTTTTTAAATAGATTTAATTATAGAAAATTTATATAAAAAATAGCTTATTAGTTTATAATCTAGGTGTAGAAGCAGGAACTTCATATTTTCTTTGATTTACAAAATTTTCATATTGAGAATCTAATTCAGTCTTAGGTTGATTACTATTTTTGCTTCCATCTGAATAATTCTTTTCATCAGGTGTAATAATATTATCATCATCTTTTATAAATGCAAAACTTTTTTTCATTACATCATTACTATTTTCTAAATATGAAAATCCATCTGAATAACCAGACATAGTATGAGGATCCCAATCTAAAATTCCTTGAGTTTCTACAATTTTTGTGTGTCTTTGATTATACCATTTAAAAATATTACTACCAACTAATAAAGATGGTTCACCATTATTTGTAACAATTGCTGTTGGAACTGCTTTTACATAAGGTGGAATTTTAACATTTGTATTATCAATATTAATTTTTGTAAATTTTTGATTTAATTCATTATCTTTATATAAAAGATTTAAAAATTCTTTTGAATGTAAACATTTATTACTATAAAATAAAATATAATCACTATTTGCCATGTAATATATATATTTTATAAAATAAGTTAATCTTTAAGACGCATTTTTAATTTATATAAATAATAATATTTTAAATAAAAAATGATTTTTTTAATTTAAAATATTAATTATATAAATAATATATAATATAATGGCACTCGTAACAAATTTAAAAATAAATAATGATGAAATTTCTTTTGATTTAAATAATAATTTAAATAAATTAAAAAATAGTTTTAGTAATGCTATTAGAAGAATGATTATTTCCAATGTATATACTTATACAATTGATAACAATACTATTATTTTCTATGAAAATGATTCTGTATTAGATAAAGAATTTTTAAAACATAGACTAATATTAATACCTATTATTTCAAATATTCCTAATATTAATTATGAAAATATAATTATTTCGTGTAAAATAAATAATGAAGATGAAAATATTAAATCAGTCTATGTAAATAATTTTGTATGTACTGATACTTCGACTAATAAAATAATTGATAATAATATTTTATTTAAATATCCTAAAATTTTATTTGCAAAATTAAAAAATAATGAAACTATCTCATTTGAAGCAAAATTAATAAAAAATAATTCAGAAAATGGAGGTGCATTTTTTTCACCTGTATCTAAATGTATATATAAGTTTAAAACAGATGATAAAATTGTAAAAGAAAAAATTAAAAATATGAATAAGAGTGAAATAACTAATTTTAATACTCAAGATATTGAAAGAATTTATGAAAAAAATAATAATGGAGAACCAAATATTTATCAATTTTCTATAGAATCAATTGGTTTTTATGATCCTCTTACTATTGTTCTATTAGGAATAGATGAACTAATAAAAAAATTAGATTTTATAAAAAATGAATTTAACAATATTGAATCAAGTTCAATAATAAGTATTTTAGAGAATAATACTAATCCTAATTTTTATAACTATTCAATTGATAATGAGAATGATACAATAGGTAACTTATTATCAACATATATTACAAATTATGATAATGTTCATTATTGTGGATATTTAATAGAACATCCTTTAAAAAAATATATAATATTAAGAGTAAAATTAAATTCAAATAATACGTCGGAGAATGTAATAAAAATAATTATAGAAAATATTGATATAATTAATAATTTATTATATACTATTAAAAAAGAATTAATTAAATAAGTTTTTCATTTTATAATCTAACATATTATACGCATAATAAGTAATAATTAAAGTTAATACTATTAGAACAGGAAGTTGCCCTAAAAATTTAACAAACGAACAAAATATATATAAAACAGTAAATATAACTAAATATAAAATTAAAAATTTTTTATTAAAATAATTATTCTTTATTTCTTCAAAATTCATTATATTTTAACCATATATTTTTTTAAATATAAATAAATTTAATTATAATATTATATATGCAAAATAATCTATCTTTTTATGAAACATTTTATTATGATATAATTGATAAAATTATTGATAATAATATTATAAATAATAAAATATTAATAATTATTGATAATTATTTTAATCCATTTGATTTTTTTAGCTATACTATTAAAAAATATAATATATATATTGATATTGTTATTGATAATATTGTCATTTATAATAAAATAATGGATAATATCAAAGGAGAAGAATGTGAAAAAAATATAAAGATATATTTAAAATTAAATAATATAAGTAATATAATTTATAATAAAATAATTATATTTCATATTGAGTCAATTAATTTTTTGAATAATACTTTAGATTTAATAATAAATTTATTGGATATTAATACATTAATATATATATATAGTAGTTTATCAAATGAAAATAATGATAAAATTGATTATAAAAATTATATAAGAAATAAAATTATGTCTTATTTACCTTATAAAATGGGATATTTAATATCATTTAATACATTTATTAATCAATTGGAATCTAATAAAAAATATAATATTAAATCTATAAGAATATATAAAAAAAATAATTATTTTCTATATGGCGATAATACAGTTTATGAAATAACTATGTGCGTTTATAATTTATAAAAAATATATAATATAAATATTATTCACCTCTCATAGCTCAGTTGGTAGAGCAAATGACTGTAGTTGTTATCTAATAAATATCATTAGGTCGTGTGTTCGAATCACACTGAGAGGATTATTTTTTATAAATATTTTTTATAAAAAATAAAATAATTCTTATATATATTTATAAATTTAAGAAGAAATATCAATATCTTTATACTTTAATATTTCAATAGTATTATTGTCATTGTAAATTATTTTTAGATATAAAAGTATAGAAATACTTATTAATCCAATTAAATAAAAAAATAAATGTATATAATATTTTTTAACTATTGCAATAAATGTATATATCAAGAATGTTAATAATATTAATATAATTGATATATATGGTATATTACTTATTAATTTTTGTTGCATTACTTCAAATATTATTGGAATAAATGAAAAACTTGTTAAAAATATTGCAAATAATATTAAATAATAATAAATTGTTTTATTAACCATATATAATCAGTATATAAATAAATTTAAAAAATAATAATTATAAATTTATTTTTAATGATTATAAATATCTTTAATGATTTTTTAATGATTTTTAATAATTCTTAATGATTCTTAAAGATTATCTTTAAATTTATCGACTGTATATTTTGTATAATCTATATCATTTAATTCATTTTCATCATATTTTAATGTATTATTATTATTAATATAATTATCATCATAATCATCATATTCATCATTATATTCATTTATTTTAGTATTAAATTTATTTCTATATTCTTCTTCATAATTAAATTCTTCAGAATATTCAGATTCATCATCATCTTCAATATTAATATCTAATATCTTAGCTTCTAAACATCTTGCAAATTTTTTCATATGATCACGATTAATATTTGGATTATCTAAATATTTAATATTAACTTCTAATCCATTTTCATATTCTTTTTCTATAATATTACAATTAATTTCAATTCCCATACAGTATATTTTACCAGTTAATGAAATATCTCCCAAATAATATTCTTTTAAATATTTTATTTCTTTATTTTTAATAATTTTTAATGGATCTTTAAAAATAACATATATTTTTTTATTTTTATATTTTAAATTTGGCAAAATTGCATTAAATGATGTTTCTTTAAAATTTTCTTTGTAATTCATTGTATAATTTGTTATTAAATTATGAATGAACTAATTTTCAGATAACAATATAAATCATTTTTTTTCAGGAAATAATAAACCACATTTAATTATTTTTACATCTTTTATAGGTTTATCTTTATTATCTGTTTCTATACTTTCTATTTTTTTAACTATATCAAATCCGGATATTATAATACCAAAAACTACGTGTTTATTATCTAACCAAGGAGTTTTTTTAATAGTAATAAAAAACTGGGAATTATTTGTATTTGGACCTGAATTTGCCATTGATAACATACCTGGTTGATTATGTGTTAAATTAAAATTTTCATCTTCAAATTGTTCTCCATAGATGCTATATCCTCCAGTTCCATCACCTCTTGTTATATCACCTCCTTGTAACATAAAATCTTTTATTACTCTATGAAATAAAGTATCTGTGTAAGATGGGTTATTTTTATTAAATATACCATATGAACATAAATATCTAAAATTTCTACATGTTTTAGGAACCTCTTCATCAAACAATTGAAATATTATTCTACCTACCTCTTCATCCCCAATCATTATATCAAAATAAGGCTGTGAATTTATATCTTCAAAATTTATTGGTTTTAAATTATCAATCGAGATATCATCTTTTGAAATTATTTTCGTTTTTATATTTTCATCAAGAGTTTCAATTGATTTAATAACAGGTTTATTAAAATAATATTTCCATGCAAAGTATGAACCACCTCCTATAATGATTGCTATAAATAACATAATTAATAATTTTTTTGTTTCCATTTTTATAAATAATTATATCTTAATGTTTTTAAGTTATATTATTTATATAGGTAATCTTTTAGATAAAAATAATTAAACAATTACTAAACATATTTTTTTTTTATATAGATAATATAAATATATATTATGAGATTTCCAATTTCATATAGTATAATATTATTTTTGACATTTATGATTCTTTTATTTGTATTTTATTATTTTTATAAAACTAATTTAATAAAATTTATTGGTAATTTAAATAATAATTTATTTAAATATTCAGCTTTAATATGTATATTTGGATTTTTAATTTTTTATTTATATATATTATTAAAAACAAATTTAACAAAAGAAGATAATGATAAAATATTTATAAATATAATAACAATAGTAATATGTACTATTTTATGGATAATAAGTTCATATTATAATATTAAAATTTTAAATATTTTATTTTTATTTGTATTATGTGTTGCAAATTTATATTTTATATTTTTAATTAAAAATTTAAAAGAAGAAAAATATAAAATATTAAAAAATATATCAATAATATTTTTATATTATTTACTATTTCATCATTTAGTAATAGATTTATTATTATGGAATTATTATAATCAAAATATTATTTAATTAAAACTCCATCTATTTCCACAATTTAAACAATTTACAAAAGTTGTCATTGGTTCATCACTTGATCTTATTTGTAATTGATAATAAGTACAATCCTTTTTTTTACATCTACTGCATTTATATTCAGATGTACGGATACCGGTTGTTCTAGAATATAAAAATTCATCATTTGCTAACTGTTTATCTAAATATTTCTTCCAATGTTCTTTATTTATCTCTTGTGGAGATAAAAATGCAATATTTTTAATATCAAAAATAGGATCATATATTAAATTTAAAAAATTTTTATTTTTAATATATGATTCTTTGTCAAGGTTATTATATAAAGTAATAATTTTATTTACATAAATTCTTCTAAAAAATTTATTATCAATATTAACTTCTATACCTTTTAGTTCAGATTGTTTTAATGTATAATTATAAATACTATCTTCTATATTTGTTGACATATTAATATCATTTAATAATGAGTTAAATTTATCAATACATAATTTTCGTGTCATAATATGAATCTTTATATCATAATCATTTTAAATATATATAATTCAATTTTTTTTTACTTTTTGAAAGAATTGAAATGTAAAAAAGATGTAAACATATTTTTATATGATTTTAAGGTATATTCTTATTATTTATTTTCTATTATATATATATAAATTATGGATATTAGAATTATAATAAATAGTATTATTATTATATTCATACTTCATATTATAATATTAAATATTAATTATAGTGTTGTAATTGGAAATAAAACAAAATTTGAAAATTTTACTGATGTTAAAGAAAATAGTATTAGTTTTCTAACAGACAATAATAATAGTAGTAGTGATGATGAATTTAAGAAAAAATTAATGAAGTATATTAAGGAAGATGAAATTACAAAAGAAGTCGAATTTGAAAATAAAAATTTAATTAAAGTAGAAGCATCCAATAGTTATTTAGGAAATGATAATGTACCTAATTTTGAATCAAATGTTGCAGATATAAGTAAATTTTATAAAATAAACTATGATAATTTAAATGAAGATGAATTAAAATCAACTTCAATTGATACTTTAAAAAAAATGAAAGATACTGTATCAATTGATACTCATTCACAACAACCTTGCAACGTAGTATCTTATGGTAGAGAATCAACAGTGAATCCTGATAATTGGAAATATAAGAATGAATTACCAATGAACGGAGGTAATATGAATGGAATTATTGGATTTGATAATTTAGAATCACAGTTTGCAATTTATAATCCTAATAAACTTAATCTTCAATCAGTAAACGAAGATAAATTTCAAAATATACCGCATGATGATTTAAGAAAACCAATTGTATATGAAGATTAAATAACAAGATTATTTATATCATATTTTTTAATAAAGTAATTCTTATAAATAATATCTTCGTTTTATTTATAAGAAAAAAATGTGTGGTTGTTTAAAAATTAAGAGAAAAAATAATTATATTAATTCAGATAATATTAAAAATCAAACTAAAACTATTCAACAATTATTAGAAGAGCAACAAAAAATATTAGGAGTTATAAATAAAAAATAAAATTAAAGATTTTTATTTTCTTACTATTTATTTATAGAAAAATAAAATATTGATAAATATTAATTAATATTATTAAATATTCATATTAAATATATAAATCTATATAGAATATATATGACGATATAAATGGAAAAAATTAACTTTCATTTTTTCTGTTTAACCATGGATCATTTTCTTGTAGTGATTCCATTGATTCAACTTTAAAATTATTAGGATCTTCTACTTTAGAAGAAGCAATATTAGAATTATTTTCACTCTTTTTTAAATTTTCATAATATAGCTTATCAGATTCATCTACTATATTTCTTAATTCTTCAATATTTTTAATAGCTTCTTCTTCATTAACTTGAATAATATTTTCTTGATTTTGTGATTTAATAGATTCTTTTTTAGAATTAACTTCTCTTTTAGCTTTTTCAATTCTCTCATTTTTTACTTGATCATAAAGAATATCTCTATTATCTAGATTATCTTTATAATTTTTAACTAAATCATTTAATTGTGACTCTTGATATTCTTGTTCAGGTACAGTCTCACATTCAGGATCCCATGGTAACCAATATCCAACTTGTCCAATAAAAACATTAAAAGATGGATCTTTTCTTCTTAAAACTTGTGCTCTAACACTAGCTTCTTTATGAGAGTCATATACACCTCTTACTTTTAAACCTCTCATACTAGTTCTATATTCATTGATTTCAAAGAATTCTGCTTCTAAATCTGTAGTTCTAGAATATTTCCAATCGCCATAAAGTTTATTCATAGTATCATAATTAGTTACAATTTCTTTATTCAAAATTTTAGTTCTAATATCCTGGACAATTTGTTCTTGATCATTTACAATATAATCTAAAAATTTAGTCATAAAAAATACTTCCTTCTGTTTTAATATTTTTTCAGGAGAAACGAATGATAAACAAACGTAATTTTGTCCAGGAATTTTAGTATCAACTTCTAAGAAATCTTCTTTAACTTGTTCTGTCATTTTAATATACGATATTTTATATTTTTATCTTTAAGTTAATTTATTAAATTATCTAAAAAAAAATATTTATATTAAATATAAATGGATATTGATTTCGCTGAAATTTTAGGAAGAATACTTAAATATTTAATGGAAGGTACCGCAGTCGGATTAGCATGTTATTTTACTGCTAAACTTAGTATGGATCAGATTATTATCATCGCAATTACTGCATCAGTTACTTTTGCAATTTTAGATATGTATACCCCACAAATATCAAATGCTGCAAGAGTTGGAACTGGTTTTGGAATAGGTTCTCAGTTTACTGGAATAAAATTAGTTGGTTAAGTAAATCATATTATACTTAAATAAAATTAATTAGAAATAAAAATATATTTTATTTCTATTTTATCTATAGATGTCAAATAATGAAATGATTATTAGTATAGAAAATAATTTAAGAAATAATCCATCTGCAGTTTCAACGAATGATTTAATATATTATTTACAATATAATACAAATAATTCTCAATTAAATCCTAATAATTTAACAGAAACTCAAAATTATTTATCAAAAATAGTTAATAGCTTTTGTTATGAAAATATATTTATTAATACTTCTAATTATAGTAGCATTACAACATCAATTATAGGATTACTTATACCTTTCTATTTTTTATACCCTAGATTTTATAAATTAGGTTTTATTACATTATCAATTGGTGTTATATCATTTATTAATTTATATGTAAAATTAAATACACTTTATTCTCACTTCTTTTCAAAAGCTGGTATTCTTTTTTTAATGTTTACATTTTTAATATATGTTATATTTTTTGTATTATTCAATAAATTAAATCATATTACCCTATTTTTTATTAGTGCTATTATATCTTTTTTAGCAATTAATTATATTTTGCGTGTTAAATTAACAATACCTTTAAAGAGTAATATTTATAATCAATATAAAGCAACGTCAAATAATAATACTAATTTTACGGAGTATAATGAATTGCTTGAAATATGTTGCTATCAAGTAATTCAACGCTTTAATTTAAATCAATTACCATCAGGGGTTATGTTATATAGTTATTTAACTCAATTTGAAATAGGAACAAATGTAAATATGTATTCTGACTTTATTACTTATTCTTTTGGTCCAATAATTTCATTTATTGTATTATGGTTATTAGGATCGTTTTTATCTATAGTACAAAATAAATCAGAAAATGATGAAGGAATTAATCTTTTTCCAATTATGGGTATTAATAATGAAAGTTTTAATTATTATACTTGTCAAGCTAATTATGTTTTACCATTACAATTTAATGTTGATTTATTGATTTTTCAACTTATAGAGAAATATAAATTTAATGATAAAATTTACGCTCAATTTGAAAAAGCTTTATTAAGAATTTCTCATGATTTACTTAAAAAATATAATCCTAAATTTAAATTAGACTATGAAACAAATCAAGAAATTTTTAATAATTTAAAAAATAATAAAATTTATAAAAAAATTGAAGAATTATTAAAAAATACAAATATTAATTTAGATTTAAAATATATTGATGAGATAAGAAAAAAAATAATTGATTCAGAATTTAATTCAGAAAAAATTGAAATGTTAGAATTATTAAAAAATATTAATAATACTTTAGTAATTACAAATAATATTAATGAAAATTATGTAAATGATTCTAAATTAGCATTAAATGAATTATTATATAATAAAGAAATAGATGAAGAATATAAACCTCAATTAAAAGAGGTTGTAAGTAAGTATATTGAAAAATTTAAAGAAAATTTAAATTTAAAGGATGGAATATTATTTGGTTATGATTATAATATTATAACTTATGATTTATTTAATAATAAGACAAGATTATATAGCAATAAAATATTTGCTTATCTGTTACGATTTATTTCAACATGGATAGTTTTCGCTAAACCTATTGGGTCACCTTGGTTAATTACTCAATATATATTAACATCTAATAAAAATTTTAACCATTTATTAAAAAATTTAAGAGGAGAATCTTGGATATGGAAATATTTTACATTAGGATTAGATTCATCTTATTTTGAAGATAAATATAAAAATATTAATGACAAAGAATCATTAATTGATGAAGGATTAGGTCTTTTATATTCTATAATAATTTTTATAATATTATTACCTATCATATATTTTTATAATTCAACTGTCTTTGGATTATTATCGAGTCCATCTTGGTATAATATTCTATATCAAGTAGTTTTTATAATAAATATATTAGGAAATTTAAATTGTTATATAACAGGTGGTTCAAATCTTTTATTTAATATAAAATTTATTATCGCTTATATTCTAATTGTAATTTTTACTTCTATAATTATTTACTTTTTTTCAAAATATCTTTTGCCTAAAATTTAGATATTTTTTAATAAAAAATAATATATCATAATATATTAATATATGTCTAGTAGTTCTATTAATATAGCAGGAATGCCTACTTTACCTATAATAGGTTATTATGATACAGAATCAACTAGTTCTGATAAAAATGAAGTAAATTATAATTATAATTCATATAATACATTAGAAACAAATTTAAAACAAAATTGTACTAATAACGGATCAACTCTAGATAATAATGAAGGAATATATAATCCTAAAAATTTTACTAATTATATTCCACCAAATACTACCTCTTTAAACGTTCCTTTTTTTTTAGCTAAAAATGGGCTTTTAACAAATACATTAACTTCAGCTGTACAAGAATCTTGTGCAAATAGTCAAAGTAAATTAGTTAATCAAATTCAATATTTAACATGTCAATTAGAAGAGAGTAGAAATCAAGTTTATAAGTCTTCTGATTTTAATTTAATGACATCTAATTCTATAAAAAGTATTTTTGAAAAATTTGCAAATTTAAAAATATTTTTTATTGTAATTTTTATTATTACGATGTATTTATTAATTTCAGGTTTTATTGGATCATTAGATGTAGCAATTAATATTTTTAATATTGTTGCTAAAAGAAAAGTTGCTGCAATAACTTATTGGATAGGATTATTTTTAGGATTAGCTATACCAATGATAATTTTAATTGTTGTATTTAATAATATAGTATGTAAAAGTATTGCTGTTATGGAAAGTTATAATATTACAAATAATTCTTATGGAGAAAAAGATCAAAAAAGAATTAATGAAATTAATAGTTCAAAAAGTTTAGATATATTTATTCTTGCAATATTTATAATATTAATATATGGTTTTGTTTTAGTATTATTTACTTTAGATAAGGCATCTTTAGGAGCAATACCATTTGCATGTATAACAGGAATAATACTAATTATTATTACAATGTTTATTTATTTCTTATATGCTTTTGTTCCTTTTTTTAATTCAACTGATCAAAAATATATGCTAAATAAACCTCCGCTAATGTTATTTATAGATAATCAAGAAACTGTATCAAAAATAGACACCAACCAAGAAGAAAATAAAATAGTTAGAAAAACTTTTTTAACAACTGCAATATTTATTATAGTAGCTAGTATTCTATATTTTTTTAAAAAGATTTTTGGAATTAATTTAATGCAATGGAATATTCTTAATGGAATTTTTGGTTCTTTTGCAATTTTATCTTTGCCAATTTTATGGATTATTAATTTTGTTGTAGGTATTCAATATTTTTATATATATCCTATTATAATAATTGGTGTTAGATTTATCAGATATTTTATAATGTCTATATTATATATTTTATTTGATAATAAAAATACGAATTTTAGTTCAGATTTATTAAATCAATTTGATAATTTTAAGGATTATTCGGCTCCATGGGGATTGATAGGAGTTGATGAATTAAAATTAATATTAAATATGTTAGGTTATGAAAATTTATTATCAAAAGATATTTTAGATGATGCAAATAGTAATATTTCATTAAATAAATATGTATCAACCGGATTCTTTGGGTTTATGGTAGAAAGAATATTAAATAAAGATAATAATATGAAGGGAATTATTTTAAGCGTTGTAATAATAATATTAACTATATTTATATCAATGATTATATTACACGGTATTGTTAAAATTTAAAATCCTCTGCAGTTAGTTCCATTTTGGTCAAGCTTAGTTGTTAAATTATCATTACAACATCCATATCTTTTATATTTACATCCTGCTTCTATATTTTGTTCTAAATTATTATTATAATAATAATTACTATTTAATGCAAAAACAGCAATAATAACTAATAATATAAATATAAAAATAATTATTAATATCATTATATAATATATATTGATATTAAAAAAAAATATAATTATAATTTATATATGAATTTATTAATTAAATCTATCATAACTATTTTATTAATAGGAGGAATATTATATTTATTAACTGACTTGAATTATTATGTTTTAATAGTAGTTATTCTATTAGCATGTGTATATCTTTACAATAATAATAGTATAGAAAAATTTGAAACTTATTCATATGGACCTTATAATTATATGGATACAGGTGCAGATCCATTAACATTTTATAGATATCCAGTATATAGAGAGCCTTATATGTATCCTTATAAATTTTATAGCAGTTATCCATATCCTTATATGACTTATGGTAATATTAATATTTAAAAGATTCGATAATATTATTTACTCTATTATGAATTATTTTAAATTCTATTTCATTATTTAGCATATCATCTAATTCAAATAATAAAATATTTATTTTTTCAAAATTTAAATCATCTAAATCATATTGATTCCAATTCAATAGAAATAGATCATCATTATATTTTTGATAATAAATTACATCATATATATAATGAATTAAATCTAATTTATTCAATATAGGGAATTGAAGAATCTTAAAATTTTTAGTAATTTTATTATTTTTAATTGGAATACATTCAATATTTTCACTTTCAAAAACAATTAAATTGGTTGTTTTCTTTAATGACAATAATAGATTTTCTTCATAATTATTAAATACTCTACCATTACCAACTAAAAAATCATTAATATATATAATAGCATTTTCATATTTTAAATGAGGTACATCTTTAATAAATTTATTTAAAGAATATTCTTTAAATAAAATATTGTTAGTTAAAGAATAAGATATACATAATGTTTTTTTATAGGATGTTTTAATTCCATTTAAAATAACAGGTTCTTTAATATTTGATTGAAATAAATTATTCAATTCACTATAAATAGTATGCTTCCTCAAAAAATGAAAATATTGATTCTTTTGCGAATAAATTATTAAAATACTAACGAATAATATAATAAATTTCATTTTTATTATTGGATATTTATAATATTAATTTAAAAATTAATTACAAGAATAAAATATTTTCAATTTTTTTTTATTAATCTTATTGATTTAGCGATTAAATTCTTGACCTTCTTTTCTAAATATATATAATCATCCTCTTTTATATTAGAACAGAATGATACATTAAGAGTATTAACAGTCTCTAACATTCTAATATCAGATACAGGACAATTCAATAAATTTAAATTATGAACTGATCCTAACATACTGACATTTTTAATATTACAACCTGATAAATTTAATGTATATACATTGCCTAACATACTAGTATCCCTTATAGATGTATTAGCTAAATTTAATATATGAACAGATCCTAACATACTAAAATCTTTTATATTTATACATCCTGATAAATTTAAATTATGCACTTTTCCTAATTTACTTACGTCTCTTATATTAGGACATAAAGATAAGTTAAGCGTATGAACTGATCCTAATTTACTTACATCTCTAATATTTATACAATTATACAAATTTAAATTATGGATTTTACCCAACATACTAACGTCATTAATATAAATACATCCTGATATGTTTAAACTGTATAGATTTCCTAACATACTTACGTTATTAATTAGACATCCTGATAAATTTAAATTAATTGCACTATTAAATATATTAGCATCTGTAATAGATCTACAATTTACTAAACTTAAATTAGGGATATCTTTCAATAAATGTACGTTTCCTCCTATAGTATCATTACAATAATCAAAAATTATAGATAAACTATAAACATTTGAAATATTATTTAATTCATTATTGGATAAATAATAAATAGGCTTACGTATATTGAGTACTAATCTTTTTTTTGTATTTAATTTATCTAATATATTTTTTCTAAAAATATAATTATTCATAAATTCTTTTGAATAATAATTATTGAAATAATATATTTTTACTTCTTTATTGATATTTTTATTTATATCAAAAAAGTTTTTTTGATCAACTATATCTAAATATTTGATCAAAATTTCGCTAATAACTATAGTTGGTAAATTATTCATTTTATTTAATCTCATTAAATATTTTTAATAAGATTTTTTGACTTAACGAGTATTCAAAAAAAATCATTTTTTTAAATTTATTTTTAATTTATTTTTAAATAGATTTTATAAAATGCCAACCTAATTTATCACATATTTTTTTCCAGATCATATCTGTTTGATGTAATTTTTCTCTATCTTTTAATAAAGGGAAATATATCTTATATTCATCTAACCCTAATAATTCAACAAATTTATGTAATACATAGGAATAATTTAAGAAATTTTTACGAGATTTTGGACACACTTCCATAAATGGTCCTTGTATCTCTTTAAACATTAATCTTAATTTTTCTTCTAATTCTTTGCTCATACATGGTGGCTGTACACCATTTATTTGATATAATATATGAGCTGCATGATCATAATATTTGTTTAATTTAATTTTTTTTAGATATTGGCGAATCTTTCGCGTATCTAATTTTTCTAGATTTGTAATTCTCTCTTTTTTAATCTCTTGTAATATTTTTTCATATACCTCATTAGGTATATCTGTTGATTCTTTTGCTTGAAATTGTGCTAACCCATTAGCCCCTTAGATTTCACTAAGGTGTGGACTATACCTTAAGCCATCATAGAAATTGATAAAATTTCTCAGACCCACAACCATCTAGTCTCTGAACCTTCACCATATTCTTATCATTAGCGAACTTAGGTGCTTGGCTGCGGATTATCCAATCTTTTTCGTTGTTACTTTATCCTAGGTCATTACCCCGGATATTTATCATACTTTCGTACAATAAAGTAGTAGAAAAAGCTCTAAGGACCTTCCCGCAATTTGGATGTGTTGCCTTATTTATTATAATATTATTTCTGAATAACGTGAATTAAGATATAAGATTATTTTATAAATAAGACTAGCAATACTGTTTATCAGATCATTACTCCTGCAGATTGCTTTTACGAGCAGTTTTTTTAACGACAAAATTTATTTATTTTTTAATTTAATTTCAATATAACCATTTTTTAAATCATATAATTCCTCAATTCCCTCTTCATATGCCTCATCAAGAGATCTACCTTTTAAACGAAACTCTTTTTTATATTTACCATCTTTAAATTTATCACACGGATAGCCATTTATACAGAATCCAAGAATTTCACCTTTTTGTCTAAAAATATTAAAATGCATTGGAAGATAATATTTGCCATAAAATGCTTTTTCAATATTATTTACATCTAAATTTTCAGTATCAAAAAATTTTAAATCAATGTTATTTTCATTAATATATTTTAACATTTCAACAAATTTTTTAGATTGGCTTAAATTCCATCTATTAGTTAATTCATTGAATGTTCTTCTTGGATATTTCTTTCCTTTATTATCTAATATATTATCTACATAATAGCCGTTAATTTTATTGTCTTCTATAATTGGATAAATAAATTCTGGTAATTTTTCTTTTAGTGAATTTTCTTTCTTTTCTTTAGAAGAAATTTTAATATTATTCTCTTTTATAGTTTTTATTTCCTCTTCAATATATTTATATTTTTCATTTAATTCATTTAATTGATCAATAGCAGCTTTTAATGTTAGTTCTTTAGATTTATATTTTGTAATTGAAAAATAAATATCTTTTAAATATTCAGGTTTATCAGTACCTATTGGAAAACCACATATATAATATCCTTTAATAATATTATTTTTTCTTACTGCATTTATATATTTAGGTAAATCTTTATCTTCTTCATTTTTTCGTTTTATTCCATTTCTTCTATTTCCAATCTGATTTTTTCCAATTTTATCTTTAGTTTCTTTAGAATGTTCTTTTCCAGTATGAGCTTCTTTCATTTTTTGAATTGTAGTTTCATTATTTTTAGAACTATATCCACCAAATCTTATATTATATCCATTAGGTTGCACAGAATTATATTGAGTAACATATTTAATTTCCCATTCATCTAGATCATCTTTATTACATTTTACTAAAGTAATCACTTCAAAATTATTTTCACCATATTTTCGAATTGCATTATTTAATAAAACACAATGATCTTGATTTGATTTCGTTGCTTCTCTGATATGAGATTTCCATCTTCCTAAAGTTCCCCAACGATTGTTATTACTACCAGTAAAGCACATAGCTTGACCAATATAACATTTTCCATTTGTTTTATTTTTTATTAAATATATCTGTCCATTATGTAGATCTTCTTCTAGATTAATATCTTCGTTTTTAAAGATTGAGTTTGTGTTAGAGTTTGTAATTGTTTGCATTTTTATTTATATTTTTTTTGGTTATATAATATTAATTAAATTACTTAATGATTTATAAATCAAATTTTTTTAATTTATTAAAAATATATGTGAAATATTTGAAATAAATTATATAAATTGAATTTATTATAAATATATTTCAGGTATTCGTTAATACATTTTTTGTCGTTTATGTTCAACTCGTTGTAGTGATTGATCCTACGGTACGAGAAATAACAAACTTCCATTGGAGGATCCTTGAAGGATGGTTTATCACTTTCTATCAATATATTTTCCTGAACGCCGCAATTTTCACAGATCTGTATACCATCTGATGGATAGAGCGTCATTTCAGTATTACAAGCAGGACATTTGCAAATATTAATATCTACCTTTATTTTAGCCTCATATTTAGGATCTATCTTTTGCAAATATTCATCAAGGAAATCTTTTTTCTTAAATCTAGTCTCTTCTTTTACAAAGTCACTAATTTTCATACTTGTATAAACACCGTCATTTTTCCCATTCACAACATCCTTCTCTTTATCAGTATCTTCCAATTCATTATTCTCTCTATTTTGAAAAAAATTTATAACACTCTTATAATTATCCTTTTTTGGTTCATCACTAAGAGATTCTTCTTCTGATATATCTTCTTCAAAATTATCATAATTAAGCAAATTTTCTTCAAAACTCTCAGAATGATTATTTTCATTATTTTTAGAATTTTCAATATTTTCATAATAAGAATGTAATAAAAGACCTACATCTAAATAATATTTATTCATCTCTTCATTATTTAGAATACTATTAATTTTATTTTTTATTTCAAGAATTTTTTCTTTAAGATTATCTCTATACAAAATATAATCTATATCCGTTTTTCTATTAATATCTCTAGTATTATATTCTGCTACTAAATTTTTTAACTCTTCTCTTAAAGATGGAACTGAATCTTGTAAACTTTTAAAATAATTTATCATATCAGAATGTTTAGCATCTATCGTAATATTATCATTTGACAAGGTAGACTTGCTAATAGTTTTTGAAATAGGCTTGAACCTTGATATCATATATAGATTATTATTATAGAATTAACTTTAAATACGGATATATATTTTATAAATTTTGTAAATAAATTTTATAAAGCATGGAAAATGAAAATAATATCGAATATAATGATATTCAAAAAATGATATTTATATTTAATGCATTAAATGACGGATGGAGTGTTAAAAAACTAGATACAGATAAATATGAATTTATCAAGGATAATGAAAAACTTAAGAAAGAAGTTATTTTAGAAGAATGTATTAAGAAATTCATTAAGTATAATATAACTTAATAATTCTTTATCTATAAATTATAGATAAATATATATGCTTAAAATAAATAGGGTTTTGCTATTCACCTTCTAAAAACAAATAAAGAACTAGGATTTACAATAAAAATATTAGAAATTTATATTATTATATATATTATTATATATAATAATGTCACAATTAAAAATAGTAACTGTTGCTACAGATCCAAAATATTATTTTCATTATCTAAAAAAATCTATTAATAATAATAATAATGAGTTAGTTGTTTTGGGATATGGAGAAAAATGGCAAGGATTTTCATGGAGATATAAATTAATGTTGGAATATTTGAATACGTTATCGTCAAATGATATTGTTTGTTTTGTTGATGGATACGATGTTATTTGTACAAGAAATTTAAATGAAATGTCAGAAATATTTTATAAAATTAAAAAAGAAGAAAAATGTAAAATAATTGTTGGTTATGAAAGACATTTAAATTTTATTCATAAAAATTTTATTCAACCATTTTTTGGAAAATGTAATAATATGCCATTAAATGCTGGAACATATATAGGTTTTGTAAAAGACTTAATAAAAATAATTAATCATTTATATACATTAAATGATCCATTAAAAGACGATCAAATGATTTTAATAGAATATTGTAATAAAAATCCTAGAGAAATATATATTGATAAAAAATCTGAATTATTTTTATCTATTGGAAATTATTATGGTAATATTCATACAAAAGAATTAGTTATAAAAGATAATACACTTTTTTATAATAATGAAAATCCTTTTTTTCTCCATGGTTTTGCAAATTCCTATATGGATAATATTTTAATTAAATTAGGTTATAAAGATGTAAATATTAATTTAGAATTAAGAAAAGACTTTTACAAAAATATATATTTTAAATTTAATTCTTTTATATATAATAAATCTTTTTTCACATTATTTCTATTAATTATTATTATAATTCTATTATGCATATTTATTTATTATGTTATTTATAATATTACATCTTTTTATATTTCAAACGGTGGTTATAAAGGTAAAAAAAAGATTAAAAAATAAAATATTTTTTTAATTTTAAATTTCTCAAAAGTTTAGTTAATTATAAATTTATAAAAATTTTTGATAAAAATATTTTGAATTTAATTATCGATTTTCACACAAAATTCAACTACTATTTTATTATCATTTAATGACTTCATATAAAAAAACTTGTTCTTTAATTGAATATGTATCATTATTTTTTAGATATTCCTAAAAAAAAACCAAGATCTACAATATCAATAATAGATTTTTCATCTATATCATTATAGTATAATATCAAAAAATAGAACATGAGGTAAATGCTTTAATAAGTTGAACTAAATATGTTATTAGAACTGATTTGATGTATGTTAAATTAATAATATCGTCTTTTTATAAATTGTAATTTTACTATATTAAACAATAAAATTATTATTTATGCTTTTCTATTTTCTCCTATTATAGATACTTTATCCACTTCGCCACGTGAAGGCAAGCATCAGAGATTATTAAAATCTCTTTTTAGTAGTGGTACGAGATCAAATGGGAAATAGCTCATCTAGCAAACTAGAAAAATACCCAAATGATGAAATGGCAATGTAATCTTTTCACTCGTTTTAGCTTCAGATAGTTATCTTTATGACTATATTATTCTATAATAAAATATCCATTATTTTTTTTATATATTCTAATTATTGTGATAATATAAAAATTAATATTATAATAAAATAATTAAATCCAGAATATAAAGATAAATAAAATCAATATATATATGAATACTCAGCAGAAGAAAAGATTAGATAAACTTAAATACGAAGATTTTTTTTTGTTAAAATTTGCAGAAAATAAATTTTATATATCAGGATCAACTAAGAATGTATATACGATAGAATGGTTTACAAATAATTCTAATAACGAAGAAGTTGAATCGTCTAATAAATTACATTCATCATTCTTTTGTAACTGTCCAGATATGAAAAGTCATGCTAAAAATTATAATATATATTGTAAACATATATGTTTTATTTACAATAAAATTGGAAAATTTAATAGATCAGAATTTTATGAGAATAAAATGCTAAATGAAGAAGAATCAACTGATTTAAAGAATAAATTGGACAAGATTAATTCAGGTATTTTATTAGATCATTCAATTCAAAATATAGATTTAATTGAGAAATATATGAATAAAATGTCAATAAATGATGATGATTTTTCTTTTAAATTAAATAAATTTGATAAATGCATAACAGAGGATGATTGTCCTATATGTTTTGATAATTTTAATGATACTGAAAATTTATTTTGTCAAACATGTGGGAATGTTGTTCATAAAAAATGTATAGAAAAATGGTTAGAAACGAATCATAATTGTATATTTTGTAGATCAGATATATGGAAACATTATGGAAAAAAAAATAAAGATAAATATATTAATTTAAAAATTTAATTCGGAAGATTATTATTATAATTTTTATAAAAAAGATTTATAAATCATACCATATTTATACAATTATAGATAGATTCATAAATTGTATCAATACTTCCTCCATATATACATTTATTATCAATATGAACGGAAATGTTATTTGTTCTATCGCTATCCTCATAAACTATTATTAAGTCATCGTTTTTATCTTTGCAATAAACACTTATATATTTAAATTTTATTGATATAGATGATTTACATAATTTAAATGTTTTTAAATCAAGTTGATTTTTGAAATTTTTTTCACAAACATTATATATGATGTATGGTAATTCTTCTGTCATATTTTATTTTAAGAAATTGGTTAATAAAAATAATTCAGATAAATATATTTTTCAATTTTTTTAATTAAAAGTGAGGAAACCCAGGTTTCCTCATATTTTTGTCCCCAAATACATTCCATTATAGTACGCAGCCAAACATTTCCATATATCATTTTTACAATATTCTGCTAATGACAACCAAATAATAACAACAAATGCTTCATGTACTTTATTAAAATAGTAATTCTTTATCTTATCTTCAATATCAACAGATTTTATATCTATTTCAAGAGAATAATTTTCTTTATTTATTGATTTTATATTAAAATATCCATTATTAAATTGATCATATCCTGATAATGAATATAAAATTTTCGCATAATCATATTCTATTGGCCCGTGTATCTTCGATTCTCCAAAATAACCTCTTGGATCTATAAAAAAAATATTAGAAATATTTTCTGGATCAATTAAAATATTAGAAAATGTACAATCACCTAATATAATTGAATATTTGTATTCATCCATAGTTTCATAATAATTAGTTAGTATATTTTTACATTTATTTAAAATATTATCAAAAGATAGTATATTAATATTGTTAACTATTGTAATTGGACCAAAATAGTTTAATAAACTATCTATATTTTTTTTACGTTGAATTACCTTGTCAAATATCTCTTTTTTTAAATTATTAACAAATATTTTTTTAGACATATATATTGTATCACTAGAATGTAGTAAATCAATTTTATCCATTATATTTTTTAAAATAGTTACTTTCATAATATTATATTCAGCAATTTTTATTGATTTCTCTTGAAATGATTCTAATGAATCTATTAATTTCTGATATTTATTAAAATATTGATATAGAGGTATACATGCTTTTTTATATTCCATTAAATAAGCGGAATCATAATAATCATATATATGAGGCAAATAATGAATAAAAGACCTATCTTCTAGATTATTAATATATCTGTACCATTCTATCTCTTTTTGAATAATCTTTTTACCATTCTCTTCTAAACCTTTTTTTAATAATTTATTAGAATGAATAACAGTAAGTGAATTGAAATATCTGCAATTTAATTTGTTATTAATAGATGAATTTAAAATAGTTAATAATTTTTCTTGATCGCCATAATCTACTATAAATTCTAATTGAATATTATTTATTGTACCTATTTCTGATAAAAATATTACAATATCATTATTAAATGATTTCTCAGCATCTAATAAAAATTTCTTATAGTTTTGAAAATAATAAATTCCTATAATATTTCCATCTGAACCGGGCGAGTGAACAATATTATTATCTTTATCTAAATGATAACGACATTTATTACCATAAGTAAAAATATGAATATTATTAGGTGAAGCTCGATTTTTCTTTATTTTCTTAAAATTAATATTTCCTACAGGATAGAGATCACACCAGGTAATTAATAGGTTATCACAAGATATATTTTTTAAATCATTGTTAAGAATATGGGATAAGGTAAAAGCAGTTCCATCACTATTATCATAATTAATAATTTTTATCTTAGATTCGTATTTGAATAAAATTTCCTTAATATAAAAGGATGTAATTAAATTAAATTTGGAATGAATTACTAAATAGATATTTTCTGAATATTTATTCCAATAATCAATTAGATAATAAAGACCTGTATTATTATCTAGATTAATAAGATATTTGGGTATTATATCGTGTGTATAATTAGATAGGCGTGACGATAAACCAGCTGCTAATATAAGCACATCCATTATTTTTAAGTTGTTAAAATAATGATACAATATAAACTTAAATATCTTCAAGATAGGGAGGGTTGACAAGGGTTGGGTCATATGGTCCAGCTAATACAATTATCCAACCAGAATTACTTGCATAGTTATCATTACTGGTTATGTAAGTGCTGTAGTAGGGACCGTTTGTATTGGTGAAAGGATTTTGTGCTTGAACGTTAGTTGTTCCTGCAAAACCACATATTGAATAATATTCTTGGGGAATATCTCCTTGACCCCATATAAGTTGAAAAGAATATAAATAATTACCAAAACTACATGTTGTTGAATACCATGATTGGATTGATGATGGAAATGTAAAACCTTTATAATTATTTATTAAATTATATTGATTCAAATTATTAGTTTTAAAAATAGGATTAAAAATTATATTTCTAAATACTATATTAATATTATTAATTTTTAAACTACAAATCGGAATGTTCCATTCTTGATAATTTAAATAATTAATTTTATTTTTTTTATTTAAATATATTTTAGATTTAGGAATATTTAAAATAATATTAGTACAATTTTCTGTATAATTTCCTATATAATTATATAAATATATATTACTGTAATTACCATTATATATTGAATTTTTACCAATATTTACTATTAAAGAATTAGGTATATTATTATAATTATCTAAATAATAAGTTGAAAAATCTGTTGCAAGAACTGAACAGAATCCAAATTCTAAATTATTCATATAATATAAATAAATAAAAAATATATTAAGTGATAGAAAAATTAAAAATATAAATTAATCGGTTGAATAATTAAAATTAATAAATTATTAAGTGGTAGAATAATTAAAATTAATAAATTATAATTATTTTAAAAAAATATTTTTAAAATTAAATGAATAAATTTCTTTTAGAATTAATTAAATTTTATCTTAATAAAAATCCTAATAAATCCAATAAAGGTAGACATAATAAAATCAATATTGAACATTATATAGAAATTATTTATAAAGTTTTAAGAACTGGTACTGGTAGCATATATTGCTACTAATGCAATAGTTGTAGGAGCAACTTCAGAAATTTCTTGACCTTTACTATTAGTTCCAAGATTACTATTACCAACAACTGCAGTTAAAACATTTGGCTGATAAAATGGATTATATGGATCAACAGAAAGATTTGTACTACCTAACCACATTGCATAAAAAACACCATTATTAGTGTTTCCATTATTATTTTGATTATAAAGAACAATTGGACTATCATTTATAGATTGATCATTATATTGTATAGATATATTATCATTAATAAAGGCTGTTTGATCTTGACTTCCAGTAAAATAACCATTGGTAACAATAGCTTGACCATCTGGGCCATATATAGTAGATGTATCAAAATAAATATAATTATAAGAATTAGATGATGATGATCCACCTATTTTTACGGTGGATTCTAATGGAGATGAACTTACATTAAGAACTTGAGAGGTTGTTGTAAAAGAAGTAGTATTAATACTCCATTGATCAACGTTATACCACTTAGCAGTTTTTGCATTACCATTATTAGTTTCAGATATATCTGGTGAATAGTTTAAATAAAGTTGATTACCTTCATAATCATACATATAATATCCTTCAGCATTTGAATTTGAAGATTCAGGTGCCTGAGTTGGAGTTCCTGGTGCACCAGTAGTTCCATTAATTATATTCATACTTATAGGTGATTGTTGTGAAATTATAGTTGATGATTTGGTATTTGGTGTATTAAGTGTATTTAAGTTAACACTTGTTGCTCCACCTGCTAAACTAGTTGCATTAATTTGACAAGAAAATTGACTGCAAACATATCCTGAGAAAAGAAGTTTATATACATTACCGTTTTTATCTGTTATACTTGAAGGAGCGGTTGACATTTTATTATACTTTATACAAATATTTTTTTTTTAGAATCCCCTAAAAATTAAATATTTAATTTAAACGAATTTTTAATCATAACTAGTAGAAAAAATAATCCATCCACATGCATTATTATTTCCTAAACTTTTATAATTATTATAAATATTTGGTAAAAAAGGATTATAAATTATATATGTATTATTTACCCAAGTTGGTTCTATATTGCCAGTTCCAATTTCTATCTGAATACTTCCGGGAACTGTCCCTAAAGTAGTTTCTATTGCAGTCGATTTATAATAACTTTTAATTGGAATATATTTATTTTCTTCTATGAAGCTAGTTAAATTTATATTATCAGTTTCTAAAGTAATATAAAAGGATGTTGGAGGGAATGTAATTGCATCACCTGTAGTAGAATTTAAATATTGATATTTAGTTAAATTTATTAATACATTATTTCTATATACATTTGTTCCATCATTATTATTAAATGGCAATGAACTTAAATTAGTTAGTGTCATAACATTTGGTCTACTAGCAATATCAATATTAATAGTTAAATTTGTATCAACATTATCAGAATTAACACTTACCGTCTGAAAATATATATTTGTATTAACACCTAAATCTTTACTTGAATTATTTACTTCATATGTTAGATTAGCAGGTGTTGATAAAATAGAACTTGGTAATGTAGCTGTTAAATCTGTAGTAAAAAATCCATACCATATTGTATTAGTTAAAGGAGTAGGAGTTGTCATATATATTTAAATAAATAAAAAATTATAAATTCCTTTATTTCTCCAAAATTTCCTTAATAAATTTTCCCTAAACACTTTTCCAAAATTTCCTTAATAAATTTTCCCTAAATACTTTTCCAAAATTTCCTTAATAAATTTTCCCTAAACACTTTTCC